CGCGATGCGGAAACGAAGGATGCTCGCGTTAACATCTTGACAAATGGCCGAGTCATTTGGCTTGGCGGAACGTGGATTAACGGCGAATGGCTCGACGGCGAGTGGCACGGCGGCGAATGGTATGGCGGCTCGTGGTACAGCGGCCTTTGGCTTCACGGCAATTGGTACAGCGGTACTTGGCGCGACGGCGAATGGCGTAATGGTATTTGGCACAGCGGCACTTGGTACGACGGCACTTGGCATGGCCACCATTGGCTTAGCGGCGAGTGGCACAACGGCTATTGGCGTCATGGCATCTGGGCTGGCGGCTATTGGCATGACGGCACTTGGCGCAACGGCACTTGGCGCGGCGGCTGCTGGCATAACGGCACTTGGCACCGTGGGGAATGGCACGGCGACATTTGGCGCAACGGCACTTGGCACGATGGGGAATGGCACGGCGGCACTTGGCTTAACGGCAATTGGCGAGGCGGGGAATGGCGCGCCGGCATCTGGAATGGCGGCATCTGGAATGGCGGCATCTGGAATAGCGGCATCTGGAATGGCGGCATCTGGCGCGACGGCAAATGGCGAAGTGGCCTCTGGCGTGGCGGATTCTGGAATGGCGGCACTTGGAATGGCGGTGAGTGGCACGGCGGCCAATGGCGCGACGCCAGAATTGACCGTCTGCTATTCATGGCGGCCCGAATCGGGATCGTGTTCGACGCCGAAGGTTACGCGACAGCGTATCGTTCCACAGGCCCCGATGGCGAAGGCCGGTGGACCAGCGACTTTCACCAGACCGAGGGCGAGTATTACGAAACCGATGTTCCTCCCGCCGGAAGTGGAACGTGTGTACGAGGTATCCACGTATGCTCGCAGGCTACGGCACTAACATATTTCAATGTTCAGCCGACTGCCGAATTGTGGCAGGTGCGATTCCACCGCGACGACCTGCTTGATTGCGATGGACAGAAGGCCCGTATCAGGGGTGGCACGTTCACCCGGATTCCCTGGACGTTCTACAACCCCATAGACGCGCGAGAGACGACATAATAACCCTCGATGCACTATCGGGGGGAGCACTAAACACAAAGGAGAAAGACGTGGGAGCGCAAGCATACCTACAGGTAAAGCGGATCGGCGACGGCCAGCACCTGCTCCAAGATGATGCGCCGAAGTTCGTGGTCCGAGAATCAGGCGTAATCGTGGTTCACCTCTGGCCGGTGCGATTCGGATCGCGTCACGCGAACCTGGTTTCACCCATTCCTGCCATCCAAGACATTTTGGAGGCTGCCGAGGGACCCGAGGACGGAGCCGAATGTCTTCCCCTCTATAGCCAAGGCCGCTTGATTGTCGGAATCGGAGTGATCGACCGGGATCGAGTGACCGACACCCAGTTGCTCGACGAATATCGCGCGCCGCCGGGTCACATCCCGCTGGGCCAATTGAAGGCCGCGTGGCAGAAGATTACGCCGGGCCTGTGGGTGATTACGAATTACTTCGCAAACTGCTGTCCCGACGACTATTTCGACTTTCGGCCGCCCGAAGGATGCGAGATCACGAAGGCCGTCAAGTGGCAGATTTGGACCTGACCCAGCCCACGAGACCTCAGGACACACGCACGTTCACCCGGATTCCCTGGACGTTCTATACCTCTCTCAAAGAAGGAGAAACGACACGATGACTGAACATGCAACCGATATGACTGCGTGGCCGCAATGGCTGCGCGATGCGGAAACCCGTAACGCCCGCGTTACTATCTCGGGAAAAGACCGGGTGATATGGCTTGGCGGGACGTGGATTAACGGCGAATGGCACGGCGGCGAATGGCGTGGCGGCCATTGGCGTGACGGTATTTGGCGCGGCGGCCACTGGAATGGGGGCCTTTGGTATCACGGGACCTGGCGCGGTGGCACTTGGCGTACTGGCACATGGTACAATGGCACATGGAATAACGGCTTTTGGTATGACGGTCATTGGTACGACGGACAATGGCACGGCGGCCATTGGTGTGGCGGTATTTGGCACGGCGGCGAATGGCATCGAGGCGATTGGGTCAACGGCACTTGGCATACTGGCCATTGGCACGATGGTGTGTGGTACGATGGCAATTGGTGCCGGGGTAGTTGGTGCAATGGCAGTTGGCACAATGGTAAATGGCATAACGGCGTCTGGTTCAACGGCATTTGGGACGATGGCCAGTGGCATAACGGCGTCTGGTTCAACGGCAGTTGGCGTGATGGTTGGTGGTATAACGGCACTTGGCACTACGGCAATTGGAATGCTGGCACATGGCGTTCTGGGTGCTGGTGTGGCGGCGCGTGGTATGGCGGCGAATGGTGTGGCGGCGAATGGCGCCGTGGTGAATGGCTTGATGCGAGGATTGACCGCCTGTTATTCATGGCGTCGCGTATCGGAATCGTATTCGACGCCGACGGTTACGCAACGGCCTATCGCTCCACAGGCCCCGACGGCGAAGGCCGGTGGACCGGCGACTTTCACCAGGCCGAAGGTGAATGCTACGACGATGACCTGTCTCCATCTGGTAGTGGAGTGACTACGCGAGGCATCTGCGTCTGTTCCCAGGCCACGGCATTAACGCATTGCGATATCGACGCGACTGCCCAACTATGGCAGGTACGATTCCACCGCGATGATCTGCTCGACTGTGACGGACAGCAGGCCCGTATCCGGGGTGGCACATTCACCCGGATTCCCTGGCCGTTCTATCGACCTCTCGAAGAAGGAGAAACAACCTGATGACTCTCAACGAACTGACTGCCCCCAAAGGCACTACTGGCTTGGGTGTGGATTCGCCGAAGGACGGCGACTTCTACGCCGTGGCCGCGGATTGGAAGGAACCGGATTCCCCGGTCTTCATCTACTGTAGAAGCGAAGGGCAGTGGACACCCGCTCCGTCCGACGTCCTCGTCAAGGATGTGGATGGCGACCCGGAATATGCGTTGGCTGATTATCTCTGGGCGATGTGGGAATATCGCCCCATCGTAAGCGGTGAAATCGCGGAAGCACTTGACCGCGCTGTGCCGATCTGCGAGGAGGGCAGCGAGTCAAATACCCCCGGCTAAACCCGAGGGCTTGTAAGTAGCCTCAAGCGCAGTCCAGGAGTAACCCTGTTTTGCCTTCAACGGCTCCTACCATAGGCCCTTTGACGAGGCCCTTTGAACGGATGTTTACCGCAGCCACGAAATCAGCATTGGCCGAGTAGCCGCAATGCTTACACGCAAACTCAGATTGACTCTTGCGATTGCCCTTCTCGCAATGCCCGCATTTTGGGCAGGTGCGACTGGTATTGCGCGGGTCAACCAGCATGACGAGCACACCGGCGAGCTTGGCCTTGTACTCAATAAAAGACCTCAGTTGGAAGAAAGCCCAACTACTGAACTTGGCCCGCTGGCTGCGTCGAACCGTTGTGCCCTTCCGGATTCCCTTGAGATTTTCAAGGACGATTGCGGAACGGGATGCCTTTGCTTTGCCAACGAGCCTTTTGCTGATTACGTGGTTCGTGTTCCTCTTGAAATTGGATTCCTTGCGTCTGATTTTGACGAGCCGACGTTTCGCCGACTTGGTGCCCACCGATTGCAGTACCGCCCGCCGGGTGGCGTACTTTACACGGTTGGCCTCGACCGCATCCCCGGAAAATGTCTCCCCGGTCGAGTCGGTGGCGATATTGACGATGCCCAGATCAACACCCAGTACGTCGGTAGGCTCCAAGGGTGCCCCGTCGGGCATTTCGATCGTACACAGCAGATAGAACTTGCGGTTGCGGTAGATCAGGTCTGCCTGACCCTTGATTCGACCCTGGCGGTGCTTCTGGTACGCCCCGCACACGAACGGTATTCGGAGCCGGCCGGTCAATGCCCACAAGCTGACTTCCGTCAGACCCTTGAAGCTCAAAACCCGCTGATCGTAGCAGATTGCCCCGCGCGGCTTGAACTTGGGACACTTACTTTTGTTCCGTTGGAAACACTCGACCGCCTTGGCAATGGCCCGAATGGCCATCTGAGACGACAGGCCGAACTTTTCGCGGATGTCGTAGTAGGCCCGGCGGTGCAGGGAAACTTGCCCGAAGACCTTATCTCGGAACCCTACTTCCGCGGCATAGGTGGCGGCCTGGTTGAACCGCTCCATCGTGTCGAGCAGGTCTTTCTTCTGCTGGCGAGTTGGCAGAAGTTGCAGTTGGAGTGTGAGCTTCATATTGGAAGTATACCCAAAACCAATCCTGTAGTCAAAGAAAGGACGCATTCTTCCGCCCACTAAAGTGGACGGTATCTTGCGTAACACACATGACACGAAAACCACAAACCTTCGGCCAACGTGTTCGCGCTCTGCGCGGGGCTCGAACGCAAGATGAGTGCTGCCGGGCCGCCGGAATCACTCGGCAAAGCACTTGGTCCGAGATCGAAACCGACAACGCGAATCCGACCCTTTCGACGCTACGCAAAATCGCCAAGGGCCTGGGATTCACGCTATCCGAACTGTTTGACGAGGCTGAATCCTGATCGGCAGAGAATCAGTCTTCAGAGCGTGCATGTCAGTTCCCCTGAGTTTTGGCCGACCGGCCCCATTCCCTGCGCCTGTCGCCGCTTATTTACCCAATGCAAAATTGATTCGGCCGACCTGGGATCGTAATAGCCCTGCCTCGCATACTCGATCACCGTAGTCCGGGCCAACCCAGTCCACCGCGAAATGAGGGAATAAGTAAGATGGCAAAGTTTTTTCTCTGCCCCTTTGGGCTTTCGTGGCATTTTTTTTGGCATTTTCGCCCAATTCATCAAATCTGCTGTTGACACAACGCGTGAGTGTCGTATATTCTACAGGAACCACAACCGAAGGCAACCACCGTCTGAGCACCACCTGGCCTTGCCCGGATTCTTATGGTTGCCTTTCCCGCCGGGCAAGGCCGCTTTTTGAAAGGCCACCCCATGAAACCCGTTTGGAAGAACGATCATCTCACTGTCGTGTTGCACAAGCCCGAATTGTCGATCTTGGCGAAAGCCCGCAAAATTGGGCAAGCATTGCACGCAATGGCTCAGGAAACAGGGCAGCCCTTGATGGACGCCATCGACGCCATTGCTCCCCATCCCGACATTATTGCCCGCCGTCCCGGCATTTGGGAGCAATTCTCGGACACACAGGCGGAAGAGGAATAGGGCCGCCTTGCCCCGACCCTGCTTCCTGGGGGTCCACCCCCCAGGGGTAGGGCGGGGCCGATTGTTGTAACCTATTATGCCACCATGACTTAAGTGCCCTCAAAGACGGTTTCAAAATGGCAACGCGGTGCCATTTTGATTTCCATTCAAGGAGTGAATTGTGAGTGATTCGATCGACTTGGCGAAGCTCGCCGAACCATTCCCGCCAGAGGATATCGAATGGCGGGTCTCCCGTGCCGGCATGGGAAAAAACGGAATCTTTTGCTTGGTCCTCGCCTACATCACCGCCCGGGCAATTCAGAAGCGCCTCGATGAGGTGTGCGGTCCGGAAAACTGGAAGCTCGAAGAACCCCGAGTGGTAGAAGCCAACGGGAAATCGGCCTTCGCCTGTGGGCTCTCAATTCGTCTCCAAGGCGAATGGGTGACGAAATGGGATGTGAGCGAACCGACGAATGTCGAACCGGCCAAAGGTGGCTGGTCGGGTGCAATGAAGCGAGCCGGTGCCCAGTGGGGAATTGGTCGCTATCTCTACTATCTTGACGAAACCTTCGCCGAAGTCGTCGATCAGCCACTTGAAGGGGCTCGCGGATGGAATTACGCCCGCCTACCAGAAAAGCACGGCGGGGCTGTTTATTACTGGAAGACGCCAAGTCTGCCAGCCTGGGCCTTGCCGAAAGAACCGGAACACGAAATCAGCCTGGCCGAGCTTGGCGAATTAAAACGGGCGTGGATGGCAAAATTCGCGCCGAACACCACGAATCCCAAGGAATTGCGTGATGGATTTAGCAGCTTCGTCGTTTCGGTGGCTGGTGACTTCCCGGCATCCGATTACACCTGCTGGACCAGGGAGGCATTCGAGAAGTGTATGACGCGAATTGCCGAGACAACTGACCCGAATGGACCGGCAGCCGATGTGCCATTCGAGGAGTAGGGAGAGGCGACGATGGCGAAGATCGGAGAGGTTAAATTCACGCTCGCGGACAACATGATCGGGGTGGAGTACGCTGGACGCCGTTGGCAATGGTATTGCTGTGTTAGCTTCCCGTATCTCTGTAGGCTGTGGGAAGTCCCGTTGACTCTGGCTGCATGGGACGTGTCTCTCCACGATTGTCCGGGCGACGAGCGATGGGAAATGCGTATCGAACGGGCATCGACTATCTACACAACATTTCCGGTTCTTCAGGTACGCCGCAATGGCGAATGGGAGACCTATCTCAATAGGGAATCGGCGGACCACTTGCTTCGCATCTTGCCGAAACGGTTTTACGCCCAACTGGAATACTGAACGAGCCCCCCCATGAGCAGAACACGCAAGCGATTCCTCGATTGCTCCGGAATGACCATCGAGGAAGCCGAGCAGTGGGGCCGCGATCTGGCCGAAATGCAACGCGACATCATGTTTTGGATCGGCGACCTTGCCCGATATGCCGAGGCCCGTTGGCCAGATACGCACCACCAAGTCTGGCCCGAATGGGTCTCGCCCGGGATGCTGGCCCGGGCTGCCGCAGTCTGCCGGGCGTACCCCACCGAGGATAAGCGACAAGGGGACGCCACCTACACGATCTACATGCGAGAGGCGAATCGGCCCGACCGGCTCAAACGAATACAGGCACACATTGACGCCGGCCGGACAAGCGATGAGGCGGCAAAGGCCAACCGCGAGCAACGACGTGCAAACGACCGCCCCCGGTGGCTGCTGGCGTTCGACGTGCATTACTTCGTCCATCGCACCTATTTCTCTGGCGCCGGGGTAGAAACCGCCCATCAAATTACGCAATGGGTCAAGCGGACCGTCGAACGGCTCCGGCAGAAAGGGGCCACGGACGTACTGTGTGCATTCGAGGGTCGGGATAGCTTCCGCCGCGAATTGACGGCCGGCGACGAATGGGAAGGGCACCGCTACAAGGATCGGCCACCGAAACCGGCCGACCTGACGCATCAACTCCAACTGACGCGCACGCTCCTGGAACGAGACGGATTCTGTTGCGTTTCGGAAGACACATACGAAGCCGATGACATCTTGGCGAGTGCCGCCAAGCAATTCCCCGGCAAGACGACCATCGTGTCCGCCGACAAGGATTTACGCCAATGCCTGTGCGATCAGTGCAACATCCTGCTGGACGTGGAATGGACCGTGAATGAATTGACGGGCGACGCCGAACCCCAATGGAAATGGCTTACCGCCAAATCGCACACCGAGGAAACCGGGCTTCCGCCGTATCTGTTTTGCGAAGTCCAGATTCTCCAAGGAGACCAAGTTGACGGAATCCAGGGGGCCGAGGGGATCGGCAAAAAGGGGGCCGTCGATCTGATTTTGGCTTTTGGCTCGGCCAAAAAGGCAATCCAGGCCGCGAAAGCCAATGACCCGCAAATCACAGCCAAGAAGCGCGAATCTCTTATTGCGTTTGAAAGCCGTCTGGACGTAACCAGGCAACTCGTCACGCTCGTGGATACCTTGCCTATCCCGAGCAATACCCGGATTTAGAAAGGGAAGTTCCATGTTGGTTCTGGCACGGAAGCAAGGCGAAGTGATCCGAATCGGTGACGACATTCGCGTAATGGTCGTATCCACTGGGCGCCAACAGGTGAAACTCGGAATCACCGCTCCCGAACACGTCGTGATTCTGCGTGAGGAAATCGCCGGCGAATCCAGCCCCGCAGGGGAGCGCAGGAAGCGCAACGCATTGGACGCAGAAGGGGACGGGCACTGATTGCAGCGGGGTTGGGTCTATTACACGGGAGGCATAAACCGTGAAACGGAAACGACGAAAACGAACCAGCGCGAACGTGCCGGCGAAAGGTCGCCTGCGCGACATCGCTGACAGGCTGTGGGCCCTGGCTGTACGCGAGGATTGGCTATGTCGATGTGCCGTGTGTGGGCGCCGCAAAACTGAATCTCACCACATGGTGCCCCGGCAGCATTACGCTACGCGGTATCTCTTGGAAAACGGCATCGCCTTGTGTTCAACCCATCATCAATTTGACCCCAATATCAGCCCGCACCAAAACGCGGCCGGCTGGATGGCGTGGATGAAGGAGCATCATCCCTTTCGGGCGCAATGGTATCTCGAAAACTGTTGCCCACAATTCGACGGCATCACGAACGCCGCATACTACATCGAGCAGATTCAACGATTGCGGGAGTACGTCGATCCGGATGACTTCGTTCGCATAGTCGGCGTTCGGTTTGCGGCTTACCTGGACGAATTACGCGAGAGAACGTGAACCATGAGTGAGATCCCAGTATACTACGCGGTGTTGTTTCGCTCGCATACTAAACGCGAAGGCAAACAGCAACATCTAGTCCACGAGAATTTTGTGCCGGTGCTATTTCCGACGCGCAAAGAGGCGACTGCGTACATCAAAGCCGAGTACGGTCTTCTCGCCAAACGCTCGGAATTGCGTAAAGAACCGTATGGGTGGCGAATGCCGATTCCCGTGCGTGTTCATGTTGAACTTGCTGAATAAACCACCATGAATGATTTATCCCATCTATCACGCGAAGCATACGGTCATTTCCAAGAAGCCAATCACTTCCACGGCCAGGTGACCAAGCATGTCGGCGATGCAGTTGACTGCGCTCTACGGACCGGCCGGGCATTGCTGGCCGCGAAGAAGGCCGTGCCACATGGACGGTGGACAGCCGAATGTGAGCGGCTCTTTCACGGCAGCGCCCGTACAGCCCGGTTCTACATGGAGTTCGCCAAACGGGTATCCGCCATTCCGCAATGGCAATCAGCCGCAATGACCTTGCTCGAAGGAAGCCTGAAGGGTGCCGCCGAAGCCGCCAAACTTGTAGCCACGCAATCGCCGGCTGCATTGACACCGCCTATAGTGGGGGACGGCGAAATAGAGCCGGACACATCACCCGTGTCTGAAGCATCCCCGGAAACGCCCCCAGAATCGCCTGTGACGCGACCTTCCGAGAGCCGGCCCGACACACCACCCCCGCCTCCAAAGCCCGCCAGAGAGGCGCCTGAGGCCGATTACGGCAAATGTCCGAATTGCCTGAGTGCAGAGTGGGACGAAGACGAGTTTGGCGTCTCGTGTGCCAAGTGCCACCACCCTTGGGGGGAGCCGGCTGGCGATCCCGATGAAGATCGGGTGAAGATTCAGCGGTTGAAGACGATCAAAACCGTGGAGGCAACAATGCGGGCGTTCGATGATTTGCAGTATTTGCAGGCCCGAGCTTGGCACAACGACGCAATTCGCCAGTGCAAAGCATTGTTGAAAATGGCCCAAGAGTGGTAGCCATGGCCCAACAGGTAGAACTTCCCAGCTTGTACCCTCATCAAGAGGAGCAAAAGGACCGGCTCCGGGCCGCCCTGGCTGTGCACCGGCGGGCCATTCTTTGCGCCCAAACGGGAGTCGGGAAAACCCGAGTATCGAAATGGATTCTCGGGGCATGTTTGAATCGGCCAGCTGGCGAACGAGCCAGCGGGCGATACCTGTGGTGTGTTCACCGCCGGGGCCTGGTCGATAACGCCATCGCCTCATTCCAGGAAGAACCCGCCCTGCCCCACGGTGTAATCATGTCCGGCGAACCGACGGCCTACGGGCGGAAAATACAGGTTGCGTCCATTGATTCCCTCTTGGCATGGTTCATTGATGAGAACGGTTACCGTACCGACATCACGTTCGACCTGGCCGTCATCGACGAAACCCACAGTCACCTGCAAAAATTCGCCCGATTCCTGAAATACCACGACGCCCAACGTGAAGCGATGGGCTTGCATCCCGCCTACGTAATCGGCCTGACGGCAACGCCGCAAGCCAAGGGGCTGGCGGACATCTACGGCACAATCGTCAAGGGGCAATCCACCCAGTGGCTGATCGACAATGGCTACCTATGCCCCTTCCGCTATTTCGGAGCCACCCAAGGCAAGCTCGGTCTGCTCGTCAAGCGGGGCGGGGAGTTCACCAAGGCGTCTGAATCCGCCGCGATGGAATCTCTGGCTGGAAACCTTGTGGAGGATTGGAAGCGATTCGGCGAAGGGCGTCCGACTGTCGGGTTCTTTCCCCGACGCTCCCATGCCCGGGACGCCATGCGGGCCTTTGCCGAGGCCGGATTGCGAGTGGAATACGTCGATGGGAATACGCCGGATGATGAACGCCGCCGCATCTTTCGTTGGCTGAATGAGCATCGAATCGACTACCTCTGCAATGTCCAAGTGGTTGAACGAGGGACCGACATTCCCCGCATCGCCTGTATTCAGTTGTGTGTCGCTACCGCGTCTGTTGTCCGGTGCCGCCAGATGATCGGCCGAGGGAGCCGAGTCCATCCCGACAAGACGGATACTGTCATCATAGACCACGGCGGGAATATCGCCCGCTGCGGATTCTTCGAGGACGACCCCGATTGGACGCTCGACATCACCACGAAAGACCCGGGGGAAGCCAAGGCCCGGCCCACGATCGAATGTCCCAAGTGCCAGGCGATCTATCGGGGTGGGCGGTGCCGGAATTGCGGCTACGAACCCACCCCTGCTGAACGACGTGCGAGAGGGCTCCAATTCGATGGCTCGGCCCTGCGTGAACTCACCCCAGAGAAGCCGAAACCTGTTCGATCCGCCGAAGAATTGATGGTCAAGGCGCTCTACATGGCTGGAAGATCAGGCCGGACGTGGCGGCAGTGTTGCGGCATATTCCGGGGCATGAATCAGAGGCAGGGAACCAATTATCGCGTCCCCTCGATTGTCACCATAGGCGGACGCCGCTACAGAATGATTCGGTACGGCTCCCCCGATGCCAACCGGCGGGTGTCGGCCGTGTATCCATTCACTCGCCGTAGAGGTGAGCATGGCGGCGAATACCTGATCGACGAACCTGTTGCAGCCGCGCCTTATTGAACTCCGGAGGCACCCGAATGGCTACCGAGTCAACTACACTGGCGAAGCAGATTGCAGCGTCTCTCGAAGATGTGCAGGCACTATTGGAAGACAACCGGCACCTCTCCATCGCATACTTGACGCGGCGTGTGCGTGATCTTGAGGCCGATTTGCGGGCCCATTTCCGCCAGACCCACTGCCCTTGCCAGGGTTTGATCGAATTGAAAGCGGCCGTCGAAAAGCTCCAGCACAGGATCGAGCAAGCGAAAGTCAAGTTTATGGAAATACGGCACGATGTCGATCGGTTACAGGAAGCCACATCCCGCCAATCGGGGGTATAACATGGCCAAGGCACCCATGCGCAAACTGGTGATACGCCTACCGGCTGCATTACGCACGGCACTTGCCAATACCGCCAAGGTGCGAGGCAAGTCAATGACTCAGCTTGTTGTCGAATTGATTGAGGCCGAAATTGCGCCTTACGCGAAATCTGTCCGCAATGTATTCACCGCAATCCGCGACACGGGCACCGAGGCCGATTTCAAGCCTCGCCCAGCCAGCCGGCCTACCACCGCACGGCAAGGCAGCCCCGAGAAGCTCCGCGTGATGATCGACCGGGCTGAACGCGGTGAAGAATTGTTCCACCCGGATGACGGCCCCCTGGATTCGTCTGGATAAGGAAGCCACACATGCTCACCCTAAACGAGATTCTCGCCCAATTACATGTGTGTAGCGAAGCCCGCCAGTGGGCCGCCACACAACCGGACGCCCGAACGGCATGGTGCAATTGCCCGCGCGGCGACTGGCTGCTACGGGGGGCGGTCATGCTTGGCATTGAGCACAAGACAATCATTGCCGCAGCTTGTGATTGCGCGGAGCTTGCTTTGCCTTATGTCGCTAAAGGCGAAGATCGTCCGCAGAAGACCGTCGATATAATACGCGCATGGCTTGTAGGCGAAGCGACACTGGATGAGGTGCGTACTGCCGCCCGGGCTGCCGACGCCGCCTGGGCCGCCTGGGCCGCCGAAACTCCCGCCGCCGCCCGGGCCGCCCGGGCCGCTGCCGCCGCCGCCCGGGCCGCCTGGGCCGCCGAAGCCGCTACTGCCGCCCCTGCCTCCGCTGCTGCCGCCGCCTGGATCGTCGCTACCGCTCGGGCCGACGCTAGAAGCGGCACGCTCAAGCAATGCGCCGACATCGTACGTTCGCGCATAACTTGGGAGCATATTGCCGAAGCGGTGAACCAAAAGTGCCTGACTCATTAGGAATCGCTCACATGCTCACCCTAAACGAGATTCTCGACCAATTACATGTGTGTAGCGAAGCCCGCCAGTGGGCCGCCACACAACCGGACGCCCGAACGGCGTGGTGCAATTGCCCGCGCGGTGATCGGTTGATTTGGCTGGCGGGTATGCTCGGCATTGATCGCAAGACAATTGCTGCCGCAGTTTGTGATTGCGTCGAATTGGCGTTGCCATTCGTGATTAAACACAACGAGCGCCCACGGAACGCCATCACTGTGACGCGGGCGCGGCTTGCAGGCGAGGCAACACTGGAGGATTTACGGGCCGCCGCCGCTGCCGCCGACGATGCCGCCGACGCTGCCTGGGCCAAAGCCGCCTGGGCCGACGCTGCCTGGGCCAAAGCCGCCTCGGCCGCCGCCGCTGCCGCCGAAGACGTCACCTGGACCGCCGCCTCGGCTACTGCCGCCGTTGCCTGGACCGTTGCCGCCGCTCCGGCTGATGCTAGAAGCGACGTACTTAAGCAATGCGCTGACATCGTGCGGTCGCGAATCACGTGGGAGCAGATTGCAGACGGAATTGAGAACACCTTTCCTTCAGCCTGACGGGAACAATACGATGTGCAATGATTCCACAAATGAAGTCACTATGCTTCTGGATATTACTCGTGACTTCATCTGCACATATGGTGGACCGACGAATGTGTGTGCGAGCGGCGATAGACTTGGTGACGCGCTGGAAGATGGCGAATGCCGCCGCTTCTTGACGGACATTGCTGCAAGCGAGGACAGTGCCAGGCAACTTTGTGCGACGGCATTGCTGGGATTGAGTCTCGCCATGCTCGTGATTGAATTCGATGCAGAACACGCGGAGGCGAATTGATGGGCACGAAGACGCCTTGCGATTACGACTGACCACTCGCCTTGGTCCTAAAGGAGACCTCAGCTATGTGCAATTTTTTGAGTGCCATTGTTATCAAGCCGAAACCCGGCGATTCGCCCGAGGTCTATTGCGATCCGGAACATACGGATTCGCATGAAGACCTAATCGCCAATCGGGGGTTGGCCGACAACGGCCGGGGAGGATTCGTGCGGGTCGAGCTAACGTTATCCAGCCTCGACTATGCCGACCTGGAAGCCTACACGTTGCGGATCGACTGCCTGCACAGGCCCGAATGGTTCGACGAACAAGCCGGCGCGCGAGTCGAACATATCCTCCGTGGGTGCATCAAGCGAATGCTCGTGGACGATCAGCGCGATATGTTATTGGGGGGCTGCTGGATTTTACACAACGCGGCCCATATTAAGCGAGTACACAACGCTCGAATCGTGGCCATGCAAGATTCGGCACGCATCGGCGAAGTGCGTGGCGTGGCTTGGATCGACAGGATGCTGGATTCCGCTCGGATCGAGAGGATGCTGGACTCGACTCGAATTGGCGCGATGTGGGATTCGGCGCGGGTAGACAGGATGCTGGGCTCGGCGCGGGTCGATAGGATGTTGCACTTGGCTCAGGTCGGTGAGATGTGGGGCTCGGCGCGGGTCCGCGAGATGCTGGACTCGGCGCGGATCGGCGAGATGTGGGACTCGACTCGGATCGACAGGATGCGTGACTTAACTCGGATCGACAGGATGCTGGATTCGGCTCGGGTCGTTGCCATGCACAATTCAGCGCGCATAGCAAACTATCGCCCTTGGCGCGGGTAGGTGGCATACCGGAAAGCACACACTAAAGGTTGCGAGCACCATTCTAAATTAGGAGACGCGATGTTCCGAATGGCGCAAATCTGTACCTCTGGCGAATGCGGTGGAAGCTGCTACAAATGCCGCTGCGCCAAGCTGGAGGAACTCGGCCAGCAATTACAGGCCGAGCTTGCTGAACTGGAAGCCGCCGTAGCGGCCATGCGGGACTGTCAACAGGAATACTTCCGCATCCGCAGTCGGGCCGCTTTGATCGAAAGCAAGGCTGCCGAAAAGCGGGTGGACGCTATTCTTCGACAGAAACGCGAGCCGTCGCTGTTTGATTGATTGCACATCACACACACCCCTTTTTGGTGGAGGCTATTTGTCATGCCTGAATTGCCTATTGATCCCCCCATCCGCGATTACGAGGAACGCGAAGCCGAAATCGAGGCCGAGGAAGAGGACGCTTATCGCCGCGCTGATTGGGCGTACCACGAGGAATGCAAGGCGGAAGACCCGCCGTCCTATTCGGCGCTTCGCCAAGCGCTCACCTTGGCTGCGGACCTTAACGGCCGGATTGCCTATGGAGCCGCACCGACGGCCCAGCCGGAACGATATGGATATTACATCGACGGCGAATACTGCGGCCCGGATTTGAGAAACGCTCTACTACGAGCAGCGAAAAACACGTGATGGGTGACTTTGCCCACTTCAAGAAGGAGAACCCAATGGCAACCGTAACGAAGAGTACGATCGAGGACGTCCTAAGTACACACGTGGCATGGCTGCGAGGGAGTCCCCATGGAGTAATGGCCGATTTGCGAAACGCCGATCTGCCAAACGTCGATCTGCGAACCGCCGATCTGCAAAGTGCCGATCTGCGAAACGCCGATCTGCAAGGAGCCGATTTGCAAACCGCCGATTTGCATAATGCCGATGTGCGATTCACCGATCTGCACAATGCTGATCTGCGAAACGCCGATTTGCATAATGCTGATCTGCGAAACGCCAACCTACGACGCGCCGCTCTACGCAACGCCAACCTGCAACACGCCGATCTGCAACACGCTGATCTGCGAAACGCCGATCTGCAACACGCCGATCTGCGAAACGCCACTTTGCAAGGCGCTAATTTGCAAGATGCAGATCTGCGGTTTGCAGATTTGACAAGGACGTCCCTGTGTGGCGCGAACTTCGATGGGGCGATAATTATGTATCGTGGTCATGTGGTACGGATTCAATTTCATGTCGTGGATGCCTGATGGTTGGGAGACGTGATGTCCAAGACGATAGACATCTGCTGTCGTAGGCTGGCACAACGCAATAAGGAGCTTCGCCGAGCGCTCACCTTGGCTGCGGAACTCATCGCTCGGCCAGAGCGGATTGCCTACGGAGCCGCGCCAATACGCCACGCGGAACGATACGGATACTACATCGACGGCGAATACTGCGGCCCGGATTTGAAGGAAGCCCTGTTAAGGGCAACAACAGACACCCGATGAAGATCAAAGCCATTGCCCCCTGGTTCGGTGCGAAGCGGACGATCGTGAAGCGAATCGTCGAGGAGATCGGACGTCCCAAGGCGTTCTGGGATTCGATGGCCGGTTCACTGTCCGTGACTCTGGCGATGGAGCCGTGCCAGATGGAAACGGTCAACGACCTGCATGGCGACGTAATCAATCTGGGCCGGGTGCTGGCATCGGACGCTTGCAAAGACCTGTATGCCCGACTTCAACGCACGCTTATGTGTGATGAACTGTTTTTGGAAGCGAAGGCGATTTGTTGCGAGACGCCATGTGACGTGGCCCCGTCGATCCGCGAAGTCAAGCCTTCGCATGTGGAGCGGGCCTTCTACTACATGATTCTCTCTTGGCAGGGCCGCAACGGCGCGGCGGGGACCGGCCCGGGAAACCTCACGCCAGTTAGGCGATACACGAGCAACGGTGGTCCGAGCGGCCGGCGGTGGCTCTCGGCTGTCGAGTCCATACCGGCGTGGCATCAGCGCTTGCGCGCGGTGGACTTCATGAATGTGGATGCGTTCGATTTGCTGGATCGAGTCGAGGACAAGCAGGGCACCGTGGTGTACAACGACCCGCCCTACATCCGCAAGGGGGCGAAGTACGTCTACGATTTTGTCCAGGAGGTATCAATCGAAGAGGCGTTGGCGGATGGTGGCGGTGAGAAAGAAGGCAAACGGAACGATCACGTCCGCCTGGCGATTCATCTTCGGCGGTTTCGCAAAACGCGCGTGATCGTGAGTTACTACGACGAACCGGAATTGGACTTGCTCTATCCGGGGTGGACGAAGCGGCGGCTGGACGTGACGAAAAGCCTAGTTAATCAAGGTATGCGGGATCGGCGTGGCCAGATCGTGAAGACGCCGGAAGTCCTGCTAATTAACGGCCCTAGCTACGTGGCCGAACGCTTATTGTTCGATTGAGGAGCACATACCTGGAAGACCACTAATACTTACACCCGATGCTGTTGGACCACAGAGCCTGTCTGCTGTCTGGCGCAGTTATCATAAGACACTCCGGTTATCATGTCAGCCTACGCGAGCCGGAATAGTGCCGGCAGATAAACGCACGGGATTAGGCGCCGTTTGGGGCTTCCGTGCTGCGGTTCGATTCCATAGCGTGTCACTTTAGGAACCAATAAAAGGAGGATTGCCCGATGAGCGAACGGAAAACATCCACGATGCGGAACATGCTCGAAGAGCACATACGCGGCTTCGTCCGGAAGAGCGGTGGACGGAAGAAAGTGATTGAAGCGCGCGACGCTATCCAACGTGAGGCGCGGGACGGCGAGTGCCACTTGTTCCTGGCAAGAATGGCCGAGAGCAAGGTGGGGGCCAAGCAGCTTTGCGCGGCGGCGCTGCTCGGCCTAATTGTTGCCTCGATTGTGGCCGAGTCCGATGCGCGGCGTGCGGAGGCGAATTGATGGGCAAAACAGTACAAATCTGCACCGCCGGCGAGTGCGGCGGAGAATGTTACAAATGCCGCTGCGACAGGCTGGTAGAGCAGAACCAGCAATTGCAGACTCAGTTTGACGATTTGTACACCGCAGTAACCATCACGGCAGATTGGTCACAGATCATTGACCGTCGCAACGAACTTCTGCTTCTGAAAGAAACAACGCGCCTCACTTCGGCTCAAGCGGCTGAATTGGACAATCTTGAGCGGTCCGCAGACATCCTGTTAAGGCTTCTCTGGCATGAAATGTGTTTCTGCTTTGATGCGGGCGTGCTCCGCCCGCATTGTCGAGTGGTACGACGAGCCGACGCGGGCCGCGGAATTGATACGCGAATCGGGAGCGGACATTGAATTGGCGGATGAGATCGACGCCCCATTCACTGACAAGATCGTCGCCGAATTCGAAGGAGGCTAAATGTTCTGCGAACAATGCGGAACCGAATTCGATGACCCCAGCGACCTCGCCGAATGCCCGCGAATGCGGTCTCCGGATTTGCTACTGGTGCGCACACGAGGACGATTTGTACTATTGGGTGTGCGACTTTTGCGATCAGCACCTGAAGGCCGTGGCTTACCGGCGACGATCGGCCAGCGGCGGCGATGAACTGGATGAATGGTGATAGCTACTTCGACAGGTGGTGGTATGTATCGCCGGGACCGTTCGGACGGTTCCAGGCCGCGTTGCGGTGACTTTCGTAAAACAGGAGAAACGCGATGTCGTGGAGAAGTTATCAGCGAGCCGCCGAGTGCGGACCGGTGCGGTTGTTCTTCCAAGTGCTGCCCGCCCTATTGGTTGTGGCAGCCGCGGCGGGCACCGCGATCTATCTCGCCGGGTGGTTCGGCGAAGGCGCGGCCGTGATGCGGGAGGAGTTCGGGCCGCGGGAGCTTCTGCGGAAGTACGAGTGGTTCAAGGACGCGGCCGCGCAGTGCGACGCCAAGCTGGCGAGCCTGCGGGCCTACGATGCCCGGCAAAGGGCGATCATCGAGTCGTACGAAGGCGCGAAGCGGTCCGAGTGGTCCCGGGCGGATACCGAGCAATTCAATCTCTGGGAATCGGAGAAGGCCGGCATCAAGGCGAGCTACAATCAGTTGGCCGCTGAGTACAACGCCCAGATGGCAAAGTTCAATTGGCGATTTTGCGAGGCAGGCCGGTTGCCTGAGGGAGCAACTGAGCCGCTGCCCCGCGAGTTCAAACCCTACGTGGAGGAATGATTATGCGGCGAAATCGAATGTTGATTGGAATCTCGCCAGGTACGGCGATGGGCGTTATTGCGGCGCTGCTGCTTGCGCCGGCCTTGACCGGTTGCGGGGGAAAGTCGCCCAGTAGCGGCATCGGCGAAGTGTCGGCGGACATAGAAGTCAATGCCGAGGGGCGTACCTTCGAACAGGAGAACATCAAGCGGCGCCTGGAATTGGAAAACGCGCCCGGCAGCATCAAGCACCTGTATGTCTTTTCGGCCTACAGCGGACAAGCGATTTTCTATTCTACCGTCGCGGGAAAGGTAACCAGCAGCGGCAAACGGCTGACTAACCCGATGACGTTGAAGCGAGGTTGCCTGGGGGGCGAATACGTCCTACCAGCTCTCGGGGAGGACGGAACCTACGGCAGCAGCATCCCATACCTTTACTGGTTCGACGCGAAAGGCATCTACCACCAGCACTACGTTACAGGTGGGCAGATCGTCCATCTATCCGATCAGCCCATTGCCGTCAAGAGCGTGATCCTGAATCTGGAGATTTCTGAGGAGCCATAAGGAAACCTAAACGACCGACCTGAGCACAAGCAGTCGGGCAGGGAATTGCCACTCGTGTGCTATGCTCACAATGAAAGGAATGCTCCCATGAAGCCCTACGAACTCACAGACCTGAACGCCCAGATCTACGATGGCTGTCAATCTGGCGAGGGCGTCGAATATACGGCTCTGCCTGACGGTGATGCTGGGATTGAGCGTCGCCTTGGTTGCTGCCGAGAACGACAAATAATGCGCGAAGCCGAATTGATGACCACGACGACCGTTGTTAGATCACAAGATGAGTTGCTGTCATGCTACGACGGCGACGTCGTGATTGAGTGCGAAGTCAATTTGCCGTTACTACCGCTATCGGCGACCGGTTCCCTGACGTTTAAGCAGCGAATTCTTCTCGGGTCGATCGAAGCCGGCGGGTCACTCAAGGCCCGCAAGGCGATCGAGGTACGCGGGGGAATTAAGGCCCACGGGTGGATCGAGACCCACAGGTGGCTCACCGCCGGTGGGTCGATCAAGGCTGGCGGGTCGATTAAGGCCCACAAGTTGATTAAGGCCCGCAAATCAATCAAGGCCGGTGGGGCAATCGAGGCCGACGGGTGGATCGTTGCCGGCAGGTCGATTGTGGCTGGCGAGTGGATTCTGTCGATCCCTTTTGAGGTCCACTGTGACGTCCTGGTGACCAAGCTACTACCGTTTGGACGGTCATTCTGGGCGGCAATGCCGCCATTACGGCAATGGGCTTCGCAGATTCTTGACGACGCTTATTGCTGGCAGTATTTTCGTAATCTTCTCAGCGCAGCCGAACAGCGCAATGTGGTGGCGTGGGACGGCTGGCACCCGATTCTACGGGCGCAGCTCGGCATGTTTTTCGGGCTTCGGGAGGCCGTGCCGGGCACCGAATTACTGGCCACGCACACGGATGGCGATGCGGAAGTTGCCGCCGCCAATAAGTGAGAGGAGCAGTTCATGACGTCCGACGCCTTCACACTCAAAGACCTTTCATCGCCAGATCGGGAATGCGCGATGCTACAAGACGCCTTGCGGAATCAACTGGTTGAACGCAACGTCAAAGCATACCGACAATTAAACCGGCTGGCAGCGGCCGTTATCGCAGTCTGGCCACGCATCACTCGACGCCGCGCCGAACTGATTGATTTGGGGAAAGATTCGCACCTCACTGCCGCCCAGGCCGACGAACTGCAAAACCTCCAGCGGCTGACTGATGCCCTGATAGACGTTCTTCAGCCCTTCGCACTGGAAGAGGCTGGCGACATCATGGAAGAACTCAAACGGCGAGACTTGTGGTAGGAGACCTCACCATGAAGCTTTACAAGCTCACCGATGAATACGGGCAAACGCATGGCGGTTGCCAATGGGGAGAAGGTATCGAACATACGGCCAGTGGCGAGGGCCCCCTCTGCCATTCGGGTTGGCTACACGCCTACACGCACCCGCTGCTGGCTGTATTCATGAATCCGATCCACGCGAACTTCGAGCGACCACGATTGTGGGAGGCCGACGGGGACGTGGGCATATCCGATGGTAACCTGAAAGTGGGGTGCACGCGACTAAAGACGCTGCGGGAATTGCCGGTGCCCGAGGTCACGCGCGAGCAGCGGATTCGATTTGCGATAGCCTGCGCATTGCAGGTCTGGGATGACGCGACGTTTCGCAATTGGGCTTTGGCTTGGCTTGATGGTAGCGATAGATCGGACAATGCGGCCCTGGCGGCGTCGGAGACGGCGCGGGCGAAGGCGGCGTGGGCGAAGGCGGCAAAGGCGGCAGCGTGGTCGGCGTGGTCGGCATGGTCGGCGTGGGTGGCGGAGGCGGCAGCGTGCGCGGTGAATGCGGTAGCAGAGATAGCGGCGAAGACGGGTGCGAATATCCCATTCACCGCAATCGCCGAATGGGCGGTCACTGACGAACCGATTCAAGCGCTGGAAGTGACACTTGGGGATACGAGTGATGTCGCTACATCCCGTAAGTGAACCGATATGATATTGGGCGGCTACCGCCGGCAGTTCATTCAGATGTCCACAATAACAGGAGGCCAACGAGATGTTTCGTTCACTGGCTGTAATCGTAATGTGCGCAATTGTCCTGTGGCTGACCTGGACGGCCAGCCAACAACCGCAAGAACCGCGAGAGGGCATCAGGCAAGACGCCGAGCGATTCGTCTCGCCAATAACAGAAAGGGTAGAGCGATGGCAGAATCGTTGATTGCGACTGTGCTGTTCGGCGCGTTTTCGATCGGATGGGCCGTGTGGCTGTTCGTTTACACCGGCCGATTGCATCGCGAGCCGGAATGACGGCAAGGACCGTATCGTGCGAATATTCGAATAGAAGTTTGTGCGAAGCGCGTGGTGGCCGTCTCGCTACGTCCAATCTACGCGCGGGGAAAATGCTGTCCGCGCCGCGGCCTGGAAAGAATCAAAACCATGAAGATCACACGCGAATGCCCGACATGCGGGCATAAGTATGAAGTCGAGGCGTGTCCGGAATGTGGCGGCACAGGATACGTCCGAAAGCCAAAGAAGACTTTCACCGGCATTCTCCCTGAGCGCCACGTTCCCTGCGCAGCCTGTGGTGGCACTGGCGAAAAGGATTTCGTATGGCTCAAACAGTTGCTATCGTCGGTGGAGACACAAACATGACATTCGATCCCACAACCGAAACCAAAGAAGAGTTCATGGCCCGCTACCAGGCTGGTACCCCCGCGATGCCCGACATATTTCTGCGGCACTTAATCGCATTGCCTTGCGACTGCGAGGATGGCGGCGGCCCGACGCATTGGGCTGCCGTGTCTCGTGATCCATTGCACATTCAACAGCATTTGGAGTTGTACGCACCGTCCGGGACGCCTTGGCCGGCAGACATCGAACAACCCGATTCTCAGGTATGAGTGGCGCCAGCTATACCTGGGAATCCCGTCGCGGCAGATGCTCGAACCGGAGGACTCGCAGCGGAGCACCGAAACATGCACACACTAACACACATCCTCGACCACCTGAATGCGTCGTTCCATTTTCGGAAGTGGGCTGATACGCAGCCTGACGCCCGCACAGTATGGTTCGCGTGTCCATGCGGTGACTGGCTGCTGTCGCTGGCAGCCGAGTTGGACATTGACCGCAGAATACTCCTTACCATAGTCTGCGATTGGGCGGAATTGGCTTTGCCATACATGCTTACAAGTGACGAGCATCCGCAGAACGCCATTGCTACGACACGCGCGTGGATTGCCGGCGAAGCGACACTGGAGCAGATACACGATGCCTCTAGGGCGGTCTGGGAGGAAGCTCTTCCGATTGCTTCCGAAGTTGCGTGGATTGCCAGCGAACTCGATCGGGAGGATGCCCATGCTTTCCGGGCCGCCGTACGGGCTACCTGGGCCGCGATCGATACTATTCGGGCTGCTCAGGCCGCCGCCGGCGACGTTCAATACGATTTCACTGCCGTCGCCCCCTCCGTTGCTGCGGATGCCGCTGATGCCGTCGCCGCTGCCGCTGAATCCGACGATATTGACGCCACAACCATCGCCGCTATCCATGCCGATACATTGCGGCAATGCGCTGACATCGTACGTTCGCACATAACCTGGGAGCAGGTTGCAGAAGCGATAGAGCGTATGCGTTCACACGGAATGATAGGACGACACTTTACGAAGCAGTAGGGACGTTTCCTGACACGAGGCCGGAAGATTGGCGCGAGCCGGCCGGCGGAAGTATTACTCCAACCATTCGAGGAAAAGCCATGACTTACTCATCCCCGCTTACCTACAGACAGCGAAGCGACCTTATGCGACTGGCTGAACGCATACGCAGGGGGGAATGGGACCACGAAACTCTGTGCCGCTTGTCCGACGCCATTCCCATCTTGGTGACTGACATCGACGCATTGCTGGCCCTACAATCCTGTGGCCACCCGGTACAATGCCTTACTGGCGGTGAAGACGAGCCGGACGAAGGCGGAACCCGATTCTGCGCGATGTGTCGGCTGGAAGCCGAGGTACGGAACTTACGCAAGCACAGAGACGTAACGCGAGGGCTGGTGCGCTTGTGCCGAGAATTGGACGCGGAACTCGATGGAGTCCGCCTACCCGCAACGGCCGCCGCCATCACCTGCGGTATCCGCACCCTTCTGAATCGGCTGGAGGACGAATGATGGCTAAACTCGGAGAAATTATCTTCCGGCATATCGCCAATTCCGGAATCATTGTTGTTCAGTACGGGGATCACTATTGGGCATTCCCAGACGTACCTTATGCGCCCGATCCTTCGGAGCTCTGGGAGTGCCCTGATATCCTTGTGTGTTGGGCGATAGTTCTCCACGATCGCCCGGGCAAGGATCGATGGGAAATGCGGGTGCGCGTTTCTGAATGGCGAGACAACCCTGAACCATACCTTGTGGTGCGCAACGGCCGATGGGAGTCGTATCTTGACTGCCCGGAATTGGACGAACTACTGAATATGTTGCCAGAGCGGTTCTTCGTCCAGATGGAATACTGAGAATTACCCCCCCCAACTATGCCCTAATACGGTCGCAGAAAGACCGTGGAATGGTGATTTATGCCCAAAACCCCAAAACATCGTGCTGGCAACCAACGCCATCGCAAGTGCCCCAAGTGCCAGAAGTTGAAGAAAGCGAACGCCCGATTGCGAAAGGAGCTTCACGATCTCCAACTCGCCGTCAGTGAAATGCGCGATTGCCAACGTGAATACCTCTCCACGCACTGCAATGTCGATTTGGTTGCCGCCAAGAACGCTGAAGCCTGGGTGGATTCCATACTCCGGAATGGCTGATCCTCCAATTCCGTGACAGCTTCCTTGACGGCTCTTTATCCTCAGGCTAAATTAGTGGATGTGACTATCACTCGTCCCGTGTTAACTTGTGGTCCACTGTCATGTGTGCGGTTCTTGGACTGCTGAGAGGCGGAGATTGGAATACCCCTCCGAAAGCCGGAGGAAGGCCGCCACGGTACGGAAGGACGGACCGGAGCAGGCATGGAGACCGCCAGGGGTCACAAGTGGCACGGGCGAATATGGCCGACCGCAATCATTGCGGTAACGACAGGCCAACTCGGCATAGCTGGAGGGACACATACTCCGCGGCCCCGCCGATCGCTGAGGCGACAAGAGGGTCGAGTGGGTACTCAACCAACCCAAGCGAATCCGGTAAGACCGTTTCCGGGGAGACTATCCCGGCGCAGATTGGTTGCGGCGAAACCCTGACTCGTCGTTAGGTACACCCACCGAGGATGGGGCCGTTCGTTCGGCCGTGCGAACCTCGTTAAATATGCGGAGCGGGTGGGGGGAATTGCGCGTGTAGCACAAACTCCAGGAGAATTGCGAATGGGCTTTGCACCATCATACGACCGCTGGTTGGAAAAGCACCGTCACGAGGTACGTGCTTTCAAGGAATGCGAGCGCTGCCAAGGACGCCGCTTTGGTGACTGTTCGCCTCAGTGCAGGTATTTCTGGGAAACAGCCTCAGACGCCGAAGAGGAGGCTGCCTGTCGTGCTTCCGAGGATGTGAAGCCGCTGCCTGGGAAGAAGACGTACTACGACGCTTACCCGACGGCCCCCGAGAGGATTAGCCAGGGTTGATGACGCTGCGAACGGCGAATGCACCGTAGCGGAAGTTGACGCTGGCCAGCGGGATGATTCCGAATCCGGCGTCACCCCAGTTGGTGCCATACGAATTGGCGTAGAGGGCCCGGTCACGATCCAGGAGTTCAAGCAAGACGCAACTGTGGGCTCGCCAGCCGAATACGACGGGCCACCCTTTGAGCAGGGCTGTGCCGAGTTCCTCGATCGAATCAATGTCAACGAATTCGTCGATGCGGTGCTTTCGGGCGTGTTCGTCGAGCAGGGCTTGCGGCGGCCTGCGACGCCAGCCATTGGACCGGGGCCAGACGCTTTCGGGCAGAATTCCGACATCCCGGGCGTGCTGGAGGTTGTCGTCGATTGACGATCCACGATCTCGGCCGCCGCTGGTGAAGGCGTAGATGCTCCACGGATTCAGGGACGTGAACGGGAGCTTCTGCCACGCTTGCATCACCATGACGCTCTGCGTTGTGGATTCGGTGGCACATGATCCGACGCCATTCTGGTCCAGAATCTGACGCACGTAGGGTTTCAGGGTCACCCCTTCGGCAATCAATTCGGGCCACTTGTCCCGTGGAATCACGTCCACCACGTCTTCGAGCTTGGGACAGATTTGGCCGTACTTGCTACGCCGCGGCAGACAGCCGGGGACGCGCCCTGGAGGAAAGAATGCTCGCCTCATTGTCGGCCCTCCCAATATTGAACCCGTTCCACCACGTCGGCCCCGAGCGGTTCAACGGCGACGACGTGCAATCCATCCGCGCGGATGGAACCGATTGCCAAGAATGGAACGGACACGCCTTCTCGTCGTGCCCGATTCAGAAACGCCGTGATCCACGACGGCTTGCTCCCGTCCGGCAGCTTCTCGTCTCGATCCGCCAATCGGCTCCGCGTCTCGGACGTTTCCAGATAGGCCCGGAGTCGTGACAGATTCACCGCTTCCTCCGCCGGCCGGCCCTGCGATTCGTAGATCGCCCCGATGAACAATTCCCCCGGAATCGGGGGCGGCGGAGGGTTTGGGGCTGTTCCCCTCACCGTGAAGCTGGCGGAGCCGTACTGGATTCCTCCGTCTCGAATCACCGCCACCGCCACCATGCAGCGGCCCGGTTCTGGAAACGCCAGCCAGAGGAACTGTTGACCTCGATTCCAGCCGGCCACCCCGACGGCCGTGGTGGCTTTCGGCTCGGTAATGATCCGGGCCGTCGTCGTGTCGTTTGGGGACAGCCCTTGAACCTGCACAAGGAAATGCCGGCCGGCAACTGGTTGGTCCGGGGGCGGGGCAATCCGAATCGGCTCACCCGCCCCCAACAGGAGTGGTATCAATGCCAGGATTCGCATGTCGCCCTCCCGATCAGCTAAACAGCGAGATCAATTGCATGATGAGCGGGATCAGCTTCTCCAGGAACGCCAGAATCGCGTCCCAGTCCAGCGACGGGTCACTGAATGCCTGCGGATTCTCCGTCACGAGGTCATTGAATACCTCGACAGCCAATTCGGCGGTGTCCCGTCCCTCCAATTCGCCGGCCTTCTGCTTTTCGGCCAGCAGTCGGCGAACGTTTCGGAACGTCAAACCCAATTCCCGCCGCTGGCGGAAGGTCAATCCTCGCCGAATCTTGGCGGGTGCCAATTCCGGCGTGTCAGAAGTCACGGTGGCTCCCCCTCCCCAAGTGGAATCGGGAGCAGCCAGTTGATTCGGGGCCGCTGCCCCCAAGGCAAACGCAACCACAGTCAAGAGCACCAACAGACCGACACAGAAATAGTTGGACATCGGATTCTCCTTTGTGAAGATGGGAAACATACTCGATTCTATTGTGCCTGCCCCGCGACTTCAAGCTTCTTCTTGGCCTTGTCGAAGATCATGTCCCCCCTTAGGGGTTGTGTCTCGACTTGACACTGGTGTGGCGGTGGGCAACAATCAAAGAAACTGGGGCAGGATGGACAGACTTCGAGATCCCCGGTTGGAAGGATTCGGAATCACTCTCCACCCGGGGGCGATTGGTGACAAGAATGACTACAACCGAAGCCCGCGAGATTTTTACCCAACTCCGCGAGATCGTCCAAAAGTTGGCCGTGCTGGAGGAAACGCAGAAATTAGTAGCTGCGCACGACCGCATACTACGCGGGTGCAACGGCGAACCGGGAATCGTTGCCGAGGTCAAGGCCCACGAAAAGCAACTCGGCGAGATTTCCAGCATAGAGCGGCAGGACAGGTCCCGCTGGGCGACCGCGGGCCTCTGCTTGGCCACGGGGTTGATCGTGGCAATGGGGTCGTCATTGTTTCAAATGTTGCTCACTGGAGGATAAAGATGGCCGACGAACCGCCTGTCAAGGCAACCAATCAATCCGCGTCCGGTGACACTGAATCCCGCCGCAAGTCGCTGCCGAAGCGGTGCGAGTTCCATGAAGCGGTGATTCATGTGCGAGCGCTAATTCGTGATGACCAGCAGTCCTACGGAGAGTTCCCGGTCCAGCAGGCCGTATTGGTGGATACGGAAACGGAATGGGACGGAGCAATCAACAACATCCGCCAGGTAATTGCGCGGCAGGACCCCGAAGCGGTCCTGCGTCAATTGCAACAGCGTCAGGGTCGATAGATGCCTCCACCCAGCTTTTCATCCGGACAGCCACACACCTGGACGGCATTGCAGACGTGCAATGCCAACGTCGCAATGGCCGAAGATACCTGGATCGGAATCGGTGCATCGGCGGAACGGCTGGTATTCGACGGTTCGGAGCACCGAATTGACTTGTATTTGCCAGACGACGAGGGAGGCGCGGCCTTCCGGGTGCTCAATTCGGACGGCAGCTTCATTCTGGACAACAACACGGAGAACACCGACGAATTCAACCCGCGATTCGTAGCTACCGCCAAGGGGGCGGACAACCGGCTGACGTTAATCGGCCGGACGAACGATGACACTGGTACATGGGCCCCAACGGTATTCGTGTCGGACTTGAACGGCAGCAGCGCTCTTTCTACGCGCCCGGCCTTCCAATGGTACAATTACGATACACTACTAGCGCAGCTTGATGCCAGTGGGAATTTGCGATTGCCGGGAAACGCACAAATTCTTCATATAGGCTCTGGTTCCGCGGGCTCTTATAATCCGGCAATCGTGGTAGACCGACAAGTGACGGACGCCACGCAAAATGCGCATGCATTTGTGGACGAGTCGGTATACACGCTTGGTGCATCCAAGGCGGCCAATTCATTCGACGCCAAATGCCAAACCTCCGGTACGGCCAACTTAGACCATCTTCTTGCCTTTCAGGCTCGGCAGACACATAACAGTGATGGCACACTTGATGCGCTGGGCGGTTTTTCATCGTTTCCCAGCAATTCAGGAGGCAACATCACGGACGTCTACCATTTCAAATGCAAAGACCTCCTGGGTGCCGGAACGTGTACCAATCAATATGGATTCTATGTGGAAGATAATCTCGACGCCGGCTCGGCGTTGAATTACGCCTTCTACAATGCTGGTACTGCGCCGTCCTATTTTGTAGGCGACCTGGCTCTTGGTCTGACGCCCGCGCAGAGCGGCAGCCGCCTGGGAGTGAAAGTCAAAACAACTGGATCGTCAGATGGCATTTCCCTATTCAACATCGACAACACCGAAATTGCCAAGCTGTATACGGACGCCGGCAAAGATGCGGTGCTTGAATTGCTAGACAGTGGTGGCAATACCAAAATCAGCATACAGGCTGAAGGTGTTAGCTATTTCACTGGTGGCGATGTCGGGTTCGGCACAACTAATTCTCCGAGTTATCCGGTAGACGTGGGCGGTGTAATCCGCGCAGTAGTTGGTTCCGACTCGATTATGATGCTTGATGCCGGCAACGGAATTGCCCTAGATATTGATGCGCAATCCGGGTCATTCGCCGGGCTGAAAATCAATGACGGCACTGGGCCGATTTACCTTGGGGACGGAATAGCACAGAGCGGCACGGAATGCTTGGCCAACTTCATTGCGACAGGGCTTGGTCACGTAAGGCTATTCGATGCGGATGCCAACCGCTCACTGGCCATTCAGAGCACCAACACTACAGTGATTGCCGCCGAGCGATACACGGCAAACGCGAATGGGGCTAACCTCGTTTTCTACAAATCCCGTAACGCAACACTCGGTTCCCATACCGCCGTACAAGCCGGAGATAGCTGCGGGGTAATCAGTGCCTACGGTAGCGACGGGGCGAACTTCGATGAAGTGGCGAGAATCTCCCTCCAGTGCGATTCGATTAGCGGAGGAAACATCGGCGGAAAGATTCTCTTCCAAACGGCGACAAGCGGTGGAGTGCTGACGGATCGCCTAACAATCTCGGAGACAGGTGCGGCCACGTTTGAGGCCAATGTGCATGCGGATGGTCAGATAGGGAGTAACACAGGTTTTTACGGGGGATATGGGGCGTATTACCAAATAGGAGATGGTAATTGGCGACTTACCAGACCGTACAACGAAGGATATATATTTAGAATAACGTATCCTGATAAGGGGTTTGAGCTTCAGTCTACTTATAGCGGCCCTATCGTATTTAAGATAGAGGAGAATGGCGATACCGGCATCGGTACAACAAGTCCCGGAGCACGACTAGATGTCAAAGGTTCAACAAATGATGGAAGCACAAACGTATTGACGTGGCAGGATAGCGATGGGGCCAGCTTGGGTGTGATAGACACGAATGGCAATGTGGGTATTGGGACAACAAGCCCCGGAGCCCGATTAGACATCAAGGGTTCAACAAACGATGGAAGCACAAATATACTGACGTGGCAGGATAGCGATGGGGCGAATCTAGGCGGAGTAAATACGCAGGGAAAGCTGACAACAGTAGGATCGCGAATCCACAAGGCTACTCTGGAAACGGGCACCACAACGCTGGGCGATACCGATGAAGTAGTTGTCGTGGACACCGACAGCGGACCGGTGACAATCAATCTGCCGCCCGGAACGAATGGGCAGCATTACGTGATTACGAATGCGGGGAGTTCGGGCAACGATGTAACGCTCACGCCAGACGGAAGCGAGAATCTACTTCTGGTGAACGCGGATCAATTGCTACACGATGGCGAGACGCTGGCCTTGTATTATGAAGATGACAAAGGGTGGGTAGCGGCATGAGCCTGATTCGACTCACGGAAGCGTTGGGTATGCACCGGCTGGAAAAGACGGTGACGTTCTCGGGTGGCAGTGACCCGATAACTCTATTTACTGTGACTGGCGATGTGATCGTCCGGATCATCCCGATATGCAAGGATGATATTCAATCCACCGAGGCACCGAATATCAGTCTGGGAGTCGAGGGCGATGCCGACGCAATGATCTCCGATACGGTGGCCGAGGACTTGGCAACCGACGAGATTTGGATCGACGTGTCGCCGGACAGCAAGGTCGAAGCGGCGGACGCTATTCGGGCGTACATCATAAGTGGTGGCAACGACGTGATTCTCACGCCGGATGACACGATTGATTCCGGCGAGATCGTATTCTACTGCTACTGGAGCCCGCTGAGCACAGACGGGAAAGTCGAGGCGGCGTAATACGGGGGTATTTGCTATGGGCTACATCGCTGGAAAGCAAACGATAGCGGACCAAATCGCCATTGCGGCCAGGCACTTGAACGCTGTCAGTTACGTGTATCCGAGCCTGGCCGATGGTGTGTTGCTGACGGCTGCCGCTGGCGCATGGGCCATGCCAGACCCAATAACCTATACAACGATCCTCCCCGCGAATCAGGTTCCCTTTGATTACGTATTGCATTTCGTGTCCATCGAAGCAATCAGCGACAACGATGTATACCAACTCTTCCTGTACAGCGGCGCCGATGGCGAGGAAACCCAAATCACGGCGAAGCGATTCGTCCGGACGGACAAGCGGGACTCCGTATTTGGGCTGAAGATTGCGATGCCGATTCAGAAGGCGAATACACCAATCAAGGGGATATTGGCGTGCAAAAGTGCGTCGCAATACACGGCGAGGGTGTCGCTGGAATACTACCCGTACTGAGGAAGCGTATTACAGGAGCAATGCAATGCAAGATAGGGCCAGACCATTGAAAACCGTTCGGCAGCACAACGCGGAGCGGCTGGCATTGCATAAGAACAGCCGTAAGCCGACGCCTTCCGGTATTGCGTGCCCGTCATGTGGTGCGGAAATGGTTGGACAATCCGACACAATTCTGTTATCGCATCCGCCTCAGGTGATGATTTATTGCCCGGAATGCGGACAACGCGAAACCGTTTACGTATAGGGGGAAAGACGTGGAAATCACCCAGCTTACCTGTAATGAGGAGTGAATCATGACTGGCGAAATGTACATGAAAGAATCGGCTGCAGGCGTGACGCCGTACGCGCACCTACGCGACGACTCCAACGGGCAGCTATGGGATTGCGTGGGTCCGCAATTCACCACCGAAGTATTGGAGAGTGTCACGAACTGCAATAATGATTTGACCATGATTGCGCCATATCGCTATCACGGCGACATTCCGAGCGGTGTGCCTCGGGGACGATATTTCCTCGAATACTTCACGAGGACCACTGGCCAAAATCCGGCATGGGATGACGATCCAGAAGGCGAACACGTAGCTAAAGGCCAAATTGGCCTATGTAGCAATTGACCAAGCCTATTCGGCTACAATCGCATTGAATGGGTATCCTTACTAAGACACGTATTACAGGAGCAATGCAATGCAAGGTATGGCCAGGCCATCGAAAACCGTTCGACAGCATAACGCGGAGCGGCTACAATTCTACAAGAACACCGGCAGGCGGAAGCCGGCCGGCATTGCGTGCCCGTGGTGTGGCGAGGGAATGGTTCAAGAATCCGACACAATTCTGTTATCGGAGCCGCCTAAGGTGATGGTTACTTGCCCACACTGCGGACAACGCGAAAGCGTATATCTATAGGAGGCAGGTATGGAAATCACGTTGACTATTCCACCCGAGAAAGAAGCCCAGGTGATGACGTGGTTTCTTTCGGTGCATCCCAACGACAGACACGTAACGGTTCAGCAGCCGAACCCGGAATACGTGTCACCCGAAGAAACGCCCGACGTGCCGGAAACCCTTTGGGTCTTGCAGCCGGCTTTCACGGATCAGGAGTGGTTGGAATACGTGGTAGAAGACATGCTCTGGCAGCGGATTCTACAAGGGGCGGATCGGCAACTCGAAGCGGAAGCCAAGGCCAAGCGGCCGAAGAGGGCTGAACACATACGGCGTGGGCGGACGGTACAACGCTAATCAGCTTACCTATAATGAGTGGTGAATCATGGCTGGTGAAATGTACATGACCGAATCGGCGGCCGGCGTGACGCCGTACACACATTTACGCGACGACTCCAACGGGCAGCTATGGGATCGCGTGAATGAGGAGTTCACCACCGAGGTCTCGGCGAACGTCACGAACTACAATCTCGATTTGACTATGATTGCGCCGTATCGTTATCACGGCGACATTCCCAGCGGTGTGCCTCGGGGACGATATTTCCTCGAATACTTCACGAGGACCACTGGCCAAAATCCGGCATGGGATGACGATCACAAAGGGACCAGCGCACCGTTCGATTACAACGGGTCGACGATTCTCCCAACTGCGCTGGACGTGCTTTCTGCGGGTATGGCGTCCATCGAATCCGCGACTACGCCGGAAGCAGATTCCGTCTACACCGTCATCGCCGGGCGTTTCCACGCGACCATTTCCGGGACCACGCTCACCATCTACGAAAACGACGACACCACCGTACACGCGACCAAGACAGTAGCTACTGACGCGGGTGCTGCCCCGGTGACGGGAGTCAGTACATGAGCGAGCAGGCAGGATTCTGGGATTTCTTCGGCTGGTATTCGTCGATCTCCACGCGCGACGACACGATCACTCGAATTGATCGTACCGAGGATGTGGTTCATCGCACCACAATCAGCAGCGACGTACTGCCGCGCGTTGACCGAACGAGCGATACCGTAACTCGTCCGTAAGCTATTTGCGACGACGCCTTTTCTTGGCAGTCTTCCGTTTCTTCTTCGGCGGTCGGCCCGTGGCCAATGCCTGTCCGGATTCTGCCTGGGCTATGCGCGCCGCCTTGGATTTGCTGTAGCCCTGTCTGCGTAATGCCGAATAGATGCGCTCTACTTTTGTGCCTTGTGGCATCATCGACCCTCCTTCTTGCGTTGGGCCACGAGATCCCGAATCGCCTTATCGAGCGCCCGCTGTATTCGCATCTGCTTGTTCAATTCAGCCAACCGCTCAGGCGATGCTGTCTCGCGCGCCCGCTTGGTGATATAGAGCCTCTTCATTTCGCCGATCTCTGGCGCTTGCCGGGCTAATTCCTGCCATGCTTCGCGAAGCTCGAATACCCGTTGGCGCGGCAAGTCGTAAGTCCCGATCTGTACTCCGGTGAGCAGGTCCAACAGCGCGTAGGCTGGCGGTTTGCGCTTCTCTCGACCGGGCCAGAAATACGCCGCCTCCTGTCCGGTCCGAATGGCCCGGGCTACGGGCGTTCCCATCAGCAGCGTATCCAGAATGGGACTCAGCACATCCACACTGGGAACCCCCGTTTTGGGAAGCACGGGGCGCATGTATTTCAACTCGCGCCCCGAGAACGGATCACGTTTCGCGGCCAGCTTGTACGCCGTGGTGAAGATCGGATGTGTCTGCGCGAAGTATCGTTCGCCGGTCCGAATCGGGTCCAGCAGACCGTGCGCGAACGTGATGTTGCTCAAATCCTCAATGGAGAGGCCGAACTTTCTCAGGAAGTGGGCCTCGGTATCGTCGCCACCGGGGAGCCGGATAGCCGTCCTCTCGCGCAGCCATTTCGGCAGATAGCCGCCGCCCTCCCGCCGGATGGCGTTAATCAATCGCAAAGTTTGGGCGTGTCGCCCGCCCGGTGCGTTCAACAATTGGCCAAGCTGATATGGGATATTATTCGACATGAATCCCCAGAAGGGCACCAATCGCCGCATAGCACGCTGAACACCATAGTGGACATGCTGCCCCCGGCCACCCAGGGCGTAGTTGTATTGAATTGTGTCCACGATATGCTTCGCTTCGGCAGGCGTATACCCGGCCTTGCGGAGCGCCATGTAAGCTGGAACCCGGTTCTGGTATTCGACCCACGCATACGCCCGTTCGCCGGTGTCACGGAAGCTCTTGAGCAACTTTTGCGGCGTCCTGGTGCCGGGAATATCGGCCCACGGCTCCTGTTTCGCAATCCTACTAGGCTTCAGTGGCTTGAAGATCGCAAACATCCGCTCGGCCGGCATTGCCTCGGCACCTTCGCCGGCAATGTCCTCGATGCGCCCGCCTTTCAGCAGTTGCAAATCGAGCAACTTCGCTTCGTCACCGAATTGCGATGCTTCGCCCCGCAGCCATTTCTGGGCTTCCTTGTGGCCCCACCACAGATGTTTGAAGGCATCTTCCGGCAAGCCGGCGATGTTTCTCCACTGACCGTCAACCCAATTCCTGAAATGGAAAGCGGGCCAGAATAGCGTCAATCCCTGTTTCGTCGCGTCGGTCCAAGTATCGTACAGTTGGGCCAAGCGACTCCTGGTCTTGGGCTCCATGATTTCGACGTAGCGCCCCAAGACCTGCGGAATCTTCTCCGGCACATGAATCCTGGACGCAGCCTCCGCCATTTCCTCAGCGGTCTCGAAGGTCTGTCCAGTAAAGTCCCGGACAAACGTATTCAGCCCGCGTTCATGGAGCAATCTTCGGCCCTGCTTCGATTGGACTGCGTGCCAGGCATCCGCTATGGGCATCATACCCTCGGGAGGCTCATCAGCTGTCTTGGCCACAGTGCGCAGGATATTGTGGATCGTATGCAGATTCGCCAGTGATACCGCCAGATGCTCCGCGTAGTCCATCCAATCTTCGACCAGCGAACGGTCGAATAGGCCCGTGTCAAGCACTTCTTCCGGCAGTTTGGACAGATACTTGCTGAGAGTCTCGGCTACCGACGGTTGGGCGAGGGTCAGCACCTCTGCCTTTTTGTCGTATTTCCAACCTTCTCGCTTTAAGGCTTCAATTGCTTCGTCACTCAGGCTCCCCGCATCCTGACTGAGCGTGCGCCCTTCCCTGAGCCGCTTCAATTCGTCCAGGAGTTCCTCGGGGGTAATCCGCCCCGCTTCCAATGCCGGCTGGTAATGGCGCAGGGCAGCGGGTTGCAGGTATTTGTAGTACGCTAAATCCTGTTGCATTTTGCTGACTGCTGCCCTCTTGCCGTAGGTGACGCCGTAGGATTCCAATTCCGCCCGCAAAGCCTTCTTCAAGTCGTCGATCGGCCATCCCTTCGTGGCAGTCAGCAATTGCTCTCTCGACATCCGGTTGACAGTATAGCTTCCCTCGGGAATATTCTTCAGTACGTCATGCCGAGCGGAAGCGAATGGAAATCCGGTGGGCAACAATCTTCGGGCTACTTGTTCGTCCCATGCCTTGGCCGCGCGCTTATTTGACGGCCTCCGTGGGAACTGCTTGATATACACATCGTCCAACCATTCACCCCGTCCGCCCAATTCCCGGAATCTCTTGTAACCGAGGTCCTTGACCTGGATCATCGCATCAAGAACCTTGTGCAACCGGCGTGAGAATTCGTGGACGCCGGGCAGGTCGCCTGAATCAAACAGGCGGGCGATCTCCTCTGCCGCGAGCGGTTGCGTGGCGTCGAGTTCCGACGCCTTTTCCGCCACGAACCGCCGGAATTCAAGAAAATCGCCTACGGCCTTCTCATCTTTGGCCAACTTGGAGCGTTCAGCTAATTCCTTGTATAACTCCCCTAACTCATTGATCTCGTTTTTGAATATAGGCAGCGTGTTCCGCGTGGCTCCAGCGATATTCTGGAACTCAGCAAACGTTTTATCAACTGCCATCTGTTCAAGCGGGTCCCAGACGCCACCAACCTTTTTGCTCCACAGATACCGCATCACACGCATTGGTGACGCCCGGCCGTAATGGAGACCCTCATAGAATCTGGCGGCCTTTTCGCTGCCCGCGCCAAAGACGGCCAGCGGCTTTTTGGCAAAGGGAATCTTCAGTGCCATCAACCCGCGTTCTTCTGCGCGGATTTCGTCAGCAATCGCCTTGGGGGTGACGCCGAGAAGCCGGAATCCACCCTTCTTCCCCGCTTCCGCGACGTGAGAGACCGTTTCCGCCACCTCCTTGACACCTCGGCCTGCCTCCGCCGCTTTTCTTCCGGCTGCCGTCAACGATTTTGCCGGCCCAGATAGCAATATCAACGGATCGAGTGCTACCTCGGCCCCGAATCCGGCCACGTCCCACCAATCGAACCCGGGAGCGTTCTCCGGGGCAATTCCCCACTTCTCCAGCAGATCACGGCCAGACACGCGCTCCTTTGGCTCGGTAATCCCGAGCGTGTCCGAGAACGGAATCAAATTCAGGAGTTGTTCCGGTTCGCCCGCCAACAGCCCCCGTAATGCGGCTCCCGGCTTATCGAGCGTTTCTCCTGCGTATTGAAGGAATCCCAGCGATCGGGCCAGCAGTGATTCGGTCTCTTCCTCTGTGAGCGGTTCGACTGGCGGGGACCACGGCGCACGCGGTCTCTGTCCCGGCTGCGGAAGCGTGAGGGCTCGCAATGTTGGCAATGCTGGTAATGGAGGTAGCGGCATTGGTTCAAGTTCCAAATATCATAGATACGGCTGTATAGGCTCCATAGGCATGTTCTTCCCTGACTCTAAGAAGACTCCTGCCATCGGGTCGATGACATTTTCTCGTATCCACCTCCCGAGCGACTTTCCCGATTTATCCGGCGGCCATAGTTTGTTCGCTTCGGTCTGGGCAACCTCTTCCGAGGCACCGCGCTCACGCATCTTGGCCACGAATTCGTCGCGGTCCTTGCTCTCTTTGGCAATCTCGGCAATTTCATTCGGCCCCAGATGTCGCCCGCCACCAGGCAGCGGTGGAGACGCACCACCAGGCGGCGGTGGAGGGCCGCCAGCAGGCAGCGGTGAAGGACCGCCGGCAAAGGTGTCGGCCACCAGGTCCAGCACAATGCCCGGCACAGGTACGCCTTGCGGCCAGTTGCCCAGAATGGAACCCAAGATTTGCATACGCTGATACCGCGGATCAGTTGCAAGTTGCGCTTCCGTTTCCGCTCTTGTCATTGCGGCCTGTGCGGCAATTGCTTCCGGTCCATAGACCGCCAACATATCCGCCAAGCGATTGCCGCCCTCGACCAACCGTTGCTCGGCGGGCGTTCGTCCGGCTGCCCGGGCACGGACATTCAATGCCCGCGATTCAATCGGGGCCTGCATCGCAGCCGCGCGTGTCGCGGCCCTTTCTTCCATCGCCTCGTAGGCTTCCGGGGATCGTTCACGAAATGCTTCCGTCGTGGACATCGGCCTCGTTGCCGGATACCGCATCGGCCCCTTCCATGCGCCCGGCCAACTGGTCGGAGCTTCGCCGCGCCGCGCTTGTTCGCCAGCGGCCTTGGCCATCTCCATGTAAACGCGCGGATCACGGAGAGCTGGGTCCTGGGCGTCGATTTCCCACACGGTCGGCTCGTCGGCTGCCCGGAAATCGCCTCGCCATGCCCGGTACGCATTGATCCGTTCCCGTTCCTCCGGCGTCAATTGCGGCGGTTCGGGCACCGGGAATGTCAGGCCAGCCAGTGGCGACAATTGGGTTCGATCATAGACATTGGGCAGTTCCTCCACTTCCTCCATTGGAGTCATCGCGCCGCTGCGCCTTCCGCCTCGCTTCTCCAGAAGCATTCTGTGAATATGAGCCAGTTGTCCCGGCTCAGCAGCGTTTTCGATGGCATATTGAATAGCATTGTTCTCACGTCTCAATGCCTCGTACTCCCGTTGCAATGCTTCCAACTCCGGGTCGCTCGGAATTGGCGGGGGCGTCGGGACAATAGGCGCGGCCGGCATAGGCACCGGCGACGCGGCCAGGGCCGTCGACATCGGCAGCATCCCGGGGATGCCAGTCCAGGCGTTGGTGAATGGGATCCGGGACATCGTTCGTACTCCTCAGCCAAGGGGCTGGTAAATGTTCCTCAAGAAATTCAGTAGATTGTTCTGTTGTTGTTGGGCTATCGCCTGGTTTCGTAGCCCCAATTGTGCCCATTGCTGGGCCTCTCGTTCTCGGGCCGCTTGCTGACTAAGCCGCCGCTGAGCATTGTAGAGCGCATGTTGCGATGCAATCTCGGCCGGGGCCATCAAGCTCCGGGCGAGGGCTCCGGCGTATTCAGTACCCCGATTCCACGCCAGCATCGGGCTGGACGATGCCACGCCAGCCATGTGGCCGCCGGCCATCAAATCGGCCCGCCCCGGAATCGCCAAGGCCGCCGCCAGATTCCCCGCCTGACGAGTATACGCTGCTGGGAACATTCCACCCGGCTGGATGGATGTTCGCACATTCATCTGTTGGGCTCTCGGGTCCCCGGTCGGATTCCAATTGTATGCCATCACTTACCCCAATCCTGTGAGAAAATTCAAAAGATTGGCCTGCCGTGCCGTCTGAAGCTGACGCATCTGCGGAATCATCGCCGCCCAACCAAGCCCGGCACCCGCCCGCGCCTGCTGGAAGGCGTCAGTCAGCCCGGCGGTATTCGCGTAGTATCGGCCCATCGCTTCCGTCTGCATCGGCTGGAGGTATTGTGCCAAATTGCTCTGGACGGCCCGCGAATCCAGCCATGCCGGCAATCCCGGCCTCCTCCCCGCAACAGGGGCAGGAATCGCCGCCGGCTCGGAAATCCCCGTGGTAATCTGGGTTGGCTGGGCAGCCTGTTGTTGGCCGCCGCTGAAGCCGCCCAAAATATTCCAAGCACCCGCACCGTATGGCATGGCCTCAGGAGGCGACAGGAGGCCCAGTAATGCACTCGGGCTCTGAATGGGCCCAAAGGGTATCGGCTGCGCTGGAGGCGGCACAGCGGCCGCCTGTGGGCTCACAGCGGGTGCTAAGGGCATTGTTGGCTGGCCAGCCATCGCGCCGGCTCGCCCGATCTGCTGCTGGGCGAATTGGAGCGCTTGGTGCGGGCCCCCCCCGCCCGCGCCTGTGCGGGGCATTTCGACGAATCCGCCGCCCGGCAGATAACGGACTTGTCGGCCGCCCTGGTAACCTGTACTGCCGGCACCGGTCCGGAGTGGCATTCCACCCCAGGCTCGGGCTGCGAGTTGTTGTGCTGTCGGCATTTCTTTCTCCTATGAGATTCCGGCTCCATAGCCCGTTTGAATGGCTCCCGGCGACCCGCCGCCCATGTACTGCCCGGCGAATTGAAGCATTGCCGCCAACCGGTTCATCTGTGCTTCATTCTGCATCTGGGCGAGATTCTGGGCAGTAATCGCCTGCACGGTCGGCCCGTATGTCGCGGCCATCAATTCATAGGGCGCTCGCTGGAGCGCGGCTGCCGGGGCATAGTATTGGCCCAATTGCCCTTGCTGTGCCCCGTACATGGCCGCTTGGGCCCCGAGACGGGCCTGTTCTGTCCCCTGCTGCGCCCCGTACATGCCGGCCTGTGCCATCGGAACAGTCTGCTGGGCCGCCATAGCCACTCCATACGGACCCTCGAGCGCCCGGCCGAGGAAGCCCAATTCGGCGGCATAGCGGCTGGCGTCCGTGGCGTACCGATTCGCGTCGGACATCTCGCGCATCGCTTGCACATACGGGCTGGGTGCCGTCGGCATGTAGCTCCACGATCCGAAAGCCATCGGGTTGAATCCGACCTGTCCGCCTGGGTTCGCCAGCATGGCCGCCAGCGAATTGCGGCTCGGCATTTGTGTCATCGCGGTCCGTTGTGGCTGGCGCTGATCTTTTACGGTGGCCGGCGGATTCTGTCTGCTGAACTGCCAGAACGGTGCGGTTGTTGGCATGATCGTACCTCCTATTCGTCGTCCGGCCCAACGCGAACTCGGAATAGCACTGTTCCGAAGGGTGGACGAAAATCTTCTTGCCGGTGATAGAGTTGGCCGGTGTGCGCAAGCGATGGAATCATATGGCTGTGCATCGGATCGGTTACGGTCGGTTCAATTCGCACAGTGTGTTCGTGCCCAGGATCAATAGCCGCAATGTCCCATTCCGGAATCGTCACCGAATGGGAATGGGCTGTGGACGTGGCACTGTGCGAGTGCTGAATACTGTGCAAATGATCGGGGTTTGTTAACGTGTTAGTTACGGTGTGAACATGGCCGTTTGCACCGTGGTCAAGTGTTGCGTTTTCCACTCCTGTGTAATCGACGTTCAATATGTAAGCGCCGAAATAACCGCTCGCGGTCGATTCGACCAGATTGACCGAACGCACATCCAAGTCATGGTAGTGGCTGTCGTGATCCTCGATGTTCGCGTTGCCAGAATCGACGGATAGATCGCCCCATAGGGGTTGGCCGCCGCCGTCTGTAGGCGTGCTGCCGTCGTATTCAGATACGGTAATCGAAACAACGGTCGCCGCACTTACCACGGTTGTACCGGCCACACTTGTAATACCAGTCGCATTCGTGCTGGTGGCGACTGTCATACCATCCACAGTCAGGCCGGTCGCCGTGGTTTCTGTGACCGTGCTCTCGTGGGCGGCCAGAATCCACGCTGAATTATACCAGCCAGTGGCGTCATAAGTCACTTCGCTGGTGGCGGGATCAGCCGAATCGTGTTCTTTCGGACGAATCGGATGCGACCCTCCGGTCTTCCCCACGGCGTCGTAATCTGCGTTGGCCGCATCGAAGCCGACAAGAAATTTGCCGGAAATCGTGGTGTCTTCCTTCCAGCCGGCCGGAATGGTGTCTGCGCCTTCATTCCACTTTACGCTGGTGCCGATTTTGGCGTCCAAATGCCCTTCGATGGCCACCCGCCGTCCATCGTCGTCATACTTGTAGACCACCACGTCGCCGGCATGGATGTTAGGGTCCATGTAAGGCGTGGCCTTCAAATAGACTTTGTAAGTCGTCTCGTCCGCCGCAGCCGTATTCCCGAAAATGTCGTCGGCGTCCTGGAAGATGGCACTGCCGATCTGGTTTTCATACCCGGATTCCCATTGCCACCGACTCGTCGCCTTGGCGTAAAGAGCGTGATCCCGTGTATCCGACACGCCCCATGCCAGACCATCCATATCCCGCAGATAGTAGGCGATATTATCCACTCGGGGCAGATTCTCCCGATGCAGATAGAAGATGCGAATTGGCACCCGTGTAACGCCTCGGCCGCGGCTGTCTGCGCATTCAAATCCATCCGCGTACCAATAGGTAGAATCTGCGCCGGAGGGCAGGTTGTACGGTTTCCCGTCCGTCAGCTTGCCGACGGCCGTGATCTTGGCCGGTTTGAGAATCCACGACTCGCCTTGATTCCAGAAGATGCCATCCGGAATGTGGATTGCGAAACCACCATTCCCGTGCCGATTCGGAAGCGGCAATCCACCCATAGGCCGATTCCAGACGGTGAGTGCGGCCTCGGTGACAATCGGCGGATTCACCGGCGGGATCGGCAACAGTTGCGAAGTGCCGGACAACGGAGCGTAGCCGCGGTCCACTGCGTCGAACCACGTGCCGAATTCGGTGGGCGCATTATAATGCGCCAGCGGTATGCCCTCGCCGCCGAGAATCTGCGCCAAGCGCCGGCCATCGACGCCGCTACCGTCGAAGCACCTGACCACACATTCCGCCTGTTCTGCGAACACTATCGTCGCCCCCCTTCGACTCCCCGAATCTCGACCTCGTACAACGTCACGGCCTGAGTTGTGTTGCCCGTCAATTCCACTTCCAGGAACCGATTCGCCGGCGTATCCCCCTCGAATCCGTGTCCATCCAGATTCCAATCGAGATAGCCCGTAGTCTTGCTCAAATCAAACGCTACGTCCGGGCTGTTCACTTCGACTGACACCCCCGTCTCGTCATCCTTCGCCATGCTCGCCGTCTGTGGTGTCGCGCTGTGGTTGTAGTAGTATCGCAAATGCAGCGTCTCCGTGTTCGCCAGCGGCTCGAATCGGAGCCCGACTGCCCGCACGGTGGCATGTTCTTTCGCGTCGATGGCGAACGTGCCCAACTTCAGGGTGTAATTGATGGCCGAGCCGGCATCACTTGTCCCCTCATACATCAGGTTCGGGGTTCCCGCCACTCCGGCCAATACCCGTTGTTCGTTGTCGATGATTCCAACGCAACTCGCCCGCATGTCCGCCCCGAATGATTCCTCGTACCACTGCTGCTGCCGGTAATTGAACGCAAGACAATTCTGCGGCTGTGTATCCGAATCCTTCGCGTAATAGAACCGCACGCACTGATTCTGCGGATCATGCACCACGTGAAACCACTGCTTGGCCGCCCAATTGATGGTGTCCCGCCAGTAGTCCTGAATGGGATCGGACACCGATTGAATCTGATTGCCGTCGAAGAAATAGGCCCCCAATTCGTCCACCAGGAACGCCAAGCCCTCCACCCGGCACCAACAGCGCTGATTCACGCAGCCGCGCTCTGCAACCAGGGTGATGCTCGTATCGGTCCGCGGATCGCTGCACGTTGTCAATCGGTAGATGTGCCGGCTTTTTAACAGGAACATCTGTCCATAAGCTGTCATCGCGCCCACCAATCGGTCGCCGTCCGGATAGCCGTACAGCTTGTTGGTGGCCGGCACGCTCTCCGGCTCGTCGTCTTCCGAGAAATAGATCGCGTCGTATTCGGTCGCGGTCGGTTTGATGGCGTAATTCGGCGGGGTTCCGCTACCGGCTCCCGTGCTTTCCAGCACCATCGCAGTCACGCTATCCACCGAGGAAATAGTCGCCTGCCCGGATGGCGTGTGAAACACCAGGCCCACCATGTGCGAGGTCCAATTGGTCCCTGATCCAACCACGGCCGTCCCGGATATCGTGACCGTGCCCTCGGAATACTCGTCGGGCACCAACCACCATGACCGATTCTGGTAGAACTGCACCACCGCCATGTGACTCGGCGGCACAGTGAAGCGATTCGCGTTGGGATATCCCTTCGTCGTCGTGAATCGAAGCGACTCGTTCTCCCGCAACTGCGCATCGGTATTCGATGTGTAAGCAGTCGTCGCCACGTTGTCATCCAGGGTGACATCCAAGTAATACGTGACGCCCTGCCCGTCCGTATTGCGCCAAATCTGACGCTGTGTGACTCGCGATTCCGAAGACGTTGGAATCCCGGAATAGTAGAGTTTGGCGACCCCGCTATCGCTCTGGTCGATTTCAGCGACGGGGGAGAAGCTCGACGGGATATTCGAATCGTCTAAAAACCGGACATAGGCGCTGTAGACACCCTGAATGCTGCCGGCCCCTCCGGTTGCCTCGATGCTGCATGATGTCTCCGGGGCACTGATTCCGGCGTCTTCGGTGGTGTTGCTGTAGCCGTCCCATCGCTGCGGACGCCCGAGGCCGGTAGCGATGAATACTTCGCCCTTCCGGGATTCTGCAATCGTAGGTGGGCGGCTTGTGGGCAGATTGCCGTACAAGACTGTCATCGGTGCCCCCCCTCTTGCAATGCGTTCTGGAATCGCAAGCGAAGCGAACGGTCAGACGGAAACGCTCGGCGTCTCAATCGCAGGCGGCTGGTACTGCCGTTGATTGAAGCCGTGAATACCATTGCTTTACGCCGGCGTTTCTCCAACGATTATGTGGCCGTCAGCAGTTGCCCAGATTAGATAGTCCGTATGCGGAGCACGATAGAAGTGCATCGCAATTACGTCCCCCGAACCGCCCGGCGTGCCTGTAAATGTCAGCGCCCGGCGGCCCTTGCGAACTTGTAGCATCCCGGGCCCAGGGCTGTGCAAGTTCTCCTGTTTCTGCGCATCCCCGGGCCGGCCAACCAGCGCGCCGCGGTTGGTCACCAGCCCGTGGAATTCGCGGACCACCATGCGGGATTCGGGTGATTCGGCCATCAATCCGCCGTCTTCAGGATTCCAGTAACAATGACGATCCCGTCGGCACCATCATCGTCAGCGTCCTCGCCGGCTACCAAATCCAGGGTGTCGCCAGCCTCGACTTCATCCTCAGCATCATCGAGGTTGTCAAATTGGACCATTTCCTTGTCGGCGATTGCATTCAATTCCTCAGTGTCGAAGATATTGGCCGCGCTGCCGTCGTTGTTCTGTAAGTCCCATTGGTCATCCGCGTGGTCCCCCGCAGCGGCAGTCTTCCAGCCAATACAGTTGAGCACACGCAGGTCATACCCCGTCGGGACGGTGTAGCTCAGCGTCTCGCCGGTATCCGGCTCGAAAATGATAGTCACGGGAATCCCGGCCAGCGTTCCCGTTCCAGCCACGGCGGCGATTCTCAGGCTTCCCGAGGCAGGCCAGGCGAGATTCCCACTGCTATCGAGTACCACAGCCTTGCTGGCTGCCCCGGTTCCCGCCGTCACGCCGTCCAATACGTCCACTTCCGTCTGCGTGAGATTCTCGATGATGTCAATCCGGTCGCAAATCTCTGTTGCGGCGGTCTGACTGGTCAGAGCTACGCCCAACTTGTTCTTTGAGTCGGCGCTGATTGCCGCGTCACCCGACCGCGTGCAGACCCACGTAATCATCACAAACAGCGTCAGCGTCAACAGGACACACAGTGTTCGCCACGGGTGATTGCGAGCGTTGGTTTTCAAATACGTCACCATTGTTCATGCTCCTTTCGGAAAGCTATGGGATTCTACAGGTCACTCTTGATGGTAACTATGTCCCTGAGTCGATAGGGTCCAGGCTGTGGGCGGCCGATGACCTCGGTTTGCCGGTCGCGGTTATCGGCACCTTTGGCCCGCAGTAGAGCGTCCCGGTATTCCGCCGCGAATTCGGCCTTGTTCTTCATATTCCTCTGGTACGCCAGATGCTTCCGGACACATGCGAACAACGCTTCTTGGGCGGCATATTCGATGTCCACAATGTCCGACACGTAATACTTGGCGCCGCTGGTGGTGGAGAGGGATTGGGAGAGGGTCAGGTGCGTTGCGTCGGTGACGGCTGAAATCGTCTGCTGTTCACTGTACGGGTACAAGCCTTCCAAGCCGGTGGGGACATTGCTGGTATCCCCCACCCGCAAGAGCGCGCCTACCATCGTGCTGGAAAAGGCGGTGCCGGTTCCAGTCACGGCGGTTCCGTTTATGGCAATCGTTCCGGCCCGGTCGTTCGCCGCGTGCCCGGAATGGCGAAGCTGCCGGCCGTACCGCTGATACAGGAAGTCGATTGTCTCCGATTCGTCATTGGCCGGATACAGATACAGGCTCCAGGTCCCATGCAAATCCGGGTCGGCGCGCAGGCAATACGCTACTAAATCCCCGGTCGTGTCATTGAAGCGGTGCAGAGCCATCATCTGCTGGTAATCGACCCGCCGACCCCACCGCCAATACGTCTCAGACCACGGGCCGTCGAAACAATGAAAATCGTGCGGTAGATGGTAGGCCAGCGGGTACAACTGAAAACTGCTTGCGGACACATCCGCGCCGGGATTCAGCGTAGCGTCCAGCGTCACATGGGTACTGTCCACGTAGCTGTCCACCAAATGCAGGGCGTTAGTGCCGCTGATCTTCAGCGCAATCAGCTTGTCCGTATCAGACACCCACGAAGGCAGGGTCGAACTGAATGTCACCTGACGGCCCGTGTGCTCGTATGCAGCCGTGCCCGTGGTGTGTGCTGCCTGCGTAACCACGCGGCCCTGTTTGAGGCTGAATGTCCATCTATGCGCATTCAGCACTTCCCGATAAGCGTTCTGCACGGCTCGCCGCAGGTCCCGCTGCGCGGCGCTCGCGCTCAGCGCCCCAATGAAATCATTGGCCGCCTCAAGAATATCGGCGAACGTCAGAATGTAGGGCTGTGGCATCGTTCTATCTCCCGGCCAGTTCTTCGGCCAGAGCCTCTTTCATTTCCGCACGCTTGACCGGTGTAATTCGTTCGCCTTCCGCCTCCATGTCGGCAATCTTGTCGTTCAAGTGCCGCTCGACCAGGTGATCGGCCACCTGATACGGCCGGTCGTCAGGAACCTCCGGAATCGCCCGGGTTATCGTTTTGCCATCACAGGTGGCGTTCCAGCCATTTCGATTGCAAATCTTCGCCACTTCCGCTTTGATGTCGCCTTCGGAAACCCACGCAAGCGGATCGTCACGCACCCCATGTCGGCATAAGCCCGGTATGAATCGCTTGCCCTCTGGATTCACGCCATGCGCACGCGCCTTGGCCATCGCCCGCTTCCGCGCCGCTTCCGTGGGAAACGGGTCGCCAAGACTCGCGGCAAAAGTCGTGCTGGTACGAATAGCCGTAGCCAGATTCAGCTTCGTTTTGAGCCGTCTCCGATGACGAATGCGATGCAATAAGCGTTCGGTCATGCTGGTCCCTGTTCCTGCTGCGGCTGCTCGCCTCCCGCCCCGGGCGGCGGCGCTGGCGGCATGACGGGCAGCATCATGTCATCCAGACGGACCTCGTATACCTCGGACATCCAACGAATGAAGGCATTCCAGGGCTGCGTTACGCCTTGCGCCGCGAAGTTCAACAGTCCCGGCACGATCACCTGTCCGACCTGCTGGAAGTCCGCCTGCTCCTTGTTCTTGTTCTTGGGCGTATCAGTGCCCACCTCGATGCTGTAATCCACCTCGGCACACGCCTGATACGGATCAGGAGTATTCCAGAGCGTAGACCACAAATGCGTCAGTGGCCCCAAGTTGCCGATCGGCTTTCCGTCGGAGTCGAATTCGGGCGGCGGCTCACCGGCCAACGGGGCAATCACCGACGGCGCTGTGTACAGCCGACTGGCGATTCCCTCTTTCCGGGCAATCAGCGAGTGCCATTCGCGGCACTTCTGGCGGAATTGTTCCGGCCGGGTCATCGCCCTCGCATCCCGAATCTGCGCCTCGCTGCCGGATCGCATCTGCGTTTCGCCCATATTGCCAACCAACAACGGACTCATACCAGTCATGTCCTCGAATGCCCGTTCGACCAGCGAAATCAGCTTGTAGTTGTCGATCGAAGCGTCCGGGAACATGATGTAGTCGATCAATTCCTTGACCGGCCGTTCCGCCGTCACCACCGAACCATCGTAGCCTTCCAGAAGGGCATCCTTGACAGACTTCGCCAGGGCTGGGTCCACAGTCAGAAGCACCCGTGAAGTCCACCAAATACGGTCCATCAGGAAGCTATACGCCTGATCCAGATACACTTGCAACGGCAGCGCGGCCTTCAAAGGTGCCCGCGGCCAACAGGAATCTGTGCCGGGCAGAAAGTCCAATACACTGCACGGCCAAGGGCTTTCGGACAGCCGGTCCGCATAGAATGGAATCGGCCAATCGACCCGGCTGCGGAACTCTTCAGCGGTCAGGTTGTCGGTGAAAATGTGCGGAGGCAGATTGGCAGGATACCCCAACCCGGGAATGATAACCAGCCATACGTGCCGTATCTCTTCGGGCAGCGCGGGAGGGGTTTTGGTATCATCCTGGGCGATATTCAACTGCGTGCCGAATCCGATTCGAGAATAGACCTCGTAATACCATACGATGTCGCTCTTGTTGTCTACCGCTCCGGGCTTTCCTTCGTCCGGCACCTCTCTGACCGATTGGAGCGTACTCTTGTACTTGGCGCGAATCTCTTCCGGGTCCAGATTCAACAATTCGGCCAACCGCCAACGGCTTTCGGAACGCTCGCGGATTATGTAACCCGCGTTGCGCATCTGCCGGGCGTCCGGGTCGATGAATAGGTGGTCCACCGAATCATAGAACGTACCCGGCACTTCGCCGTAAGCGCCCTCGGTCAATTCATGCCAGACAACCCCGCGACCCTTCCCCAATGCTTCGGTCGTCGCCTTGACGGTCTCGGTCTCCAGCCCGGTTTCCACTCTCAGGTAATTCAAAAACCATTGGCCCAGCCATGCGCGTACGTGGTCAATCCACTGCATGAATGTTTCCGGCATCGCCATCCCGGACGGCACCGGCTGGCCGCTCAATAAGGACAGAAGTTCCGGCGGCGGTGCCGGGCGACTCGGCGATACCTTGCGGTGCGGTGCCCGATAATGGACATAGGGCAGGTACGTGTCGATGAATTGCGCCGTCTTATTCAATCGGGCTCTGAAATGCGGAGAACCACCGTCAGGGAACGGCTTAAACTTCGCATCGCACCTGATGTAGAGGTCATCGTATGTCTTGCCGACGAACTCCCAAATCCGGTTGGCCGTCTCACCGAATTCATCGTGCTTGTGCTTGCGCGCACGCTCGATGAGCTTTTCCCAGATTTCTGCAACCCTATTGAGCCGGTTACGAATCGTCATGTACTACTCGTTTCTACGGCGTGGGTTTCGATCTTCTTGGGCCGACCGGGACCGCGCTTGGGTGCATCGCCTTTAGTCACATGCTCTTCCAATGCGCATATTCTCTCGATGAGATCGGATACGATCCCATCCAATCGCTCCAGCAGCGGCACGATTTTCTTCAGCCACTCCGTCTGCGGGGCCAGCTTGTATACGGCGCCCTCCTTCAGCAATTCGGGGCGTGACGCCACCCACGGATCATCTACGTGGTAACACGTCTCGTAAAATCGAAAGCCGCCTTCCCTGCGAATCGCCAGGGCGTTCACGGCCCGTTCGCCGACCCATGTGACCCACGCCGGCATCCACGGGCCATTCTTGCTCTTGGCCACCATGATGACATCACTGGGGTTTAATTCCGGCTTCTGATACTCAGCAGTCACGTTACTCTCCTTTCGGGCTGGTGCTTATCCAAGCACGACGCCGGACGTATTCCGACGCCGCTGCTCGGCCTGAATTGCCAACAAGTGGTCTGTCCATGCTTTGCTGTGCGTCGTTCGCCGGGGCGGCTCGACGTATCCCGGTCGGAACGCAGCCAAATACTCTGCACATTGTACGAGTTCATCACATCCGGGGAACTTCACTCGTTTCGTGCCGGTCTTGTGATCGTATTGCGCACGGCGAATCTGCCGTTCTAATTCGGGCATCTTGCCGCGATGTATTTGCAGTATGGCCGTCCCTGCAAACGGGCCGATTTCCCGGACCGTCATCCACGACAGCAGTGCTTCCTCCCTACCCAGAATGTCGTCGCTGCCGGGAAAAAAGCCCGCCATGGGACCTTGCCGCCTGGGTAGGAAGTCCACGAGTTTCAGGGCTTCCCAATAATGCTGCGCCGTTGTTCGATCGTCTTTCGCGCCCACAGCGACTTGCCGGCCCATTCGCTGGTCCATCACGATGGCTTCCAATTGGTGTCCGCCATGCCGCTCTTTCAGCGCCCGAGCCCAGATCATGGCGTTCACCCCGCCCTCCAGCATGTAAGCATCGTACACTTCGACGTACTTTTCGTCCGGGTCCACGGCGGCCAAGAGCGTGCCGGCCCATTGTCGTCCCGGGTCAACCGCCGCATATCGACTGTAGTTCTCCGGAATGGCCCTCGGTTCGCAACCGTGAAGTCCCTGGGGATCGAATAGCCGGTCATAGACCCTTCGCCCGACGGCCCCGTACTCGCCGTGGAATTTGACCCGCCGAGCATCTTCATTCGGCAGATCGTCGTAAAACGCCTGCTTCTCGTCGGCGTCGATATACGGGTTGTCCATAATCAAGAACGTGAATCGCTGTACGCGAGGGTCGCCGGCCAACGCCCGGTCTCGCAATTCGATCAGGTACGGATTGGCGTGTTCCGGACATGCGGAACAGACGCCCTTCCCGTGTACGTCCACGAATCCGCGCGCCATCTCGCTCTGAAACAATTCGTTCCCGATATGCTCGTCGATCCACCCGTAATGGTATACGTCCCCTTGTGGCGGATTGGCCGAGCCACCAGCCGACCGCCACAATGAGCGCCAACCGGTCGTGCGGAATCGGATCAACCGCGGCTCGCGCTTGCCGAAGTCCTCGTATTTGACCTCGACCAGGTGCGGTGGAATCAGCGGTGGAGCATCCCGCCACTTCTCCTTGTAGGCCAGATCGTACGGGTCCAATTCCACTGGATTGTCCGGATTCGGCCGGACGGCACGCCACTTGCCCGAATGTTCGTCCTGAATGATCTTGAATGCGCCCGGTTCACTCAATTTGCGCCACATCGTCTGCGATAGATGATCGGCACTCAAACCCACCACCAGACTATTGCCGTTATATCGCGGGAACTTGTCGTAAGGATCACACCCCAAATGGGCCCGGGCGTACTCCACTGCGGCACTAAGCGTTTTGCCGCTCCTGTTCGACCCGTCTGCCAACCGCCATCGGGCTGAACACGCATGAAACGCCGCTCCCACCGGCAGCGGCCTGAACAAGACCAGTGCTTCCATCCGCTTCTTCACCAGCTTGGCCAGCACCCGGCGCAAGCGCTCGGTCTGCGGAGACGGCACCGTGCCGCCGTTCCGGGAATGAGGGCGCACCGATTCGCCTCGCAATTCCCGCTCCAGCGCTTCTCGATCGAAATCAATCATCGGCTTGTAGCAGTGCCTTGGCTTCCGCTTCCAGCGCTTCGATGTCGTCCGGCAAATCGTCATCTTCGGGCTCAGAAGTGACGTTGATGATCTTTAGAATCTCGATCATCAACCGCACCCGATTCTGCTCGTTCTTCGCGGTCCTTTGCAGCCGGGTGACTTCCTTCCCCAATTCCTCCAGCCCGTCGTATTCTTCGATAATCGAAGCTACCAGCGGCCGAATGTCGATGCGGCGCTCGAGCCCTTTGCGCAGCTCCCGTATTGTGTCGATCTCGTCAGCCATCGCAATCCCGCTATCGGTAGTGCTGCAATTCGTCGCAGACGACAACCAACCGCTCTCTGGCCTTGTATTCGCCCCGTGTTTTCCATGTATATCGCCGCAGCGGTCCATTGATCCGAACACGAGTACCTTTTTTCAGTCCGGCCAATCGTTCCGCTATATCGCCGCTGGCTTGCACGGGAATCTCCTGCCCGGCCGCTTTCACAACTGCCTCGACCCGCTGGCCATTCTTACCAGGGGCCAGCAGACAGGGCATTTCCGTCAATACCCCCAGAAGTATCACTCGGCAGGACGTATCATCGCCTCGGCCGTGCTCAGCCATCGCTTCCCCTCGCATAAGGGACAGTCCACCTCGCGTTCACCACAATCACACACCTTGTACGGCATGGCCCGCTGAATCTCTACGTCAATCTCCTCCATGAGCCGCAACACCTTGGCTAGATTTAGCTGTCTCGCCCCTTCGCGCTGCTTGGCAATCTCTATCAGCGTTTGCCTCTTTACGCGCAGGCTGTACAGCCATTGTTCCAGCCGCTGACGATCGTAAAACACATCTTGAAGCATCGCGGGAATACGACGCCCTACTTGATCGGTTCGCCGACGTTTCATGCTTACCCGTGTCCGCTGATCTTGATGGTTCTCGCTGCGCTCTGGGCGTCGCTGGCCACGATCTTCACCGAATGCAGCCCGAATACAGCACTCGGAAATTCGTGCCACGCATCGCTGGTAACTTGCGTGCTGATTTCCTCCGGCGTGCTATTGACGATCTTGCTGTACGTCCCGCCGTACTTCTCGGTCCCCACGTAAGTGACGTAATTGGGTGTCGTGAAGCCTGACGGTATGTGAAACAGCGCATCACCAAAGCCCGAGAGTTGAATCGCGCTGCTGGTCTTCTCCCCGCTGGCTATCGTGACGTCAAACGTCTGTTGCTCTCTTAGGGGGGCGGTCATTGCTCAGTCCTCCCAGGAAGTGAAAGATAGTGCTTGATTGGTTGCCGTGCTCTCCGGTTCGCCGGTGAATTCGGGCGACTCCGGATCATAGCCCGGCATGTGAACGAACGCGCTCTGCCAATGGGCTGACCAGCAATTGAAGTTCACCAATACGGGCACGTCCGCCTCATAGCATTTCTTGCAGAACTTCACGTCCTGCGTCCGTTTCAAGGTGACATGATCTATGGCTGTGTACTGGTCCTCGAAGTATGGGGGCTCCAGCCGGTCGAATACCCGCATGTCAATCAGCATCATGTGCGTGCCGACTGCCCCGACCCGCTCCCAACCACGCAATGTCTGGGCGTACTCTCGCTTGATCTTCGGCAAACGCCCGCCCGGCACTCGGGCGAATACCTGCACATCTTCCGCCGGCGGCTTGCCGCACGCCGGCGCCGCAAGCACGCATGGCCCCACTTGTTCCGCCTGCTCCTGCATGAATCGCCACGCTTCATCCCAGAACGGGCGGAAACGATTCTGAAATCCACGTTTCGGGTTCCATCTTACATACGGGTCGGGCCAGGCGTCCGGATCGACAGTCAGCAGATACTTGCAGTTTTCGGACCGGGCGTATTCCACGGCCATATTCCGCATCTGGCCGATACGGTGACTGCTCGCCTCATGCAAGAACGGGTGCACTTGTGGATAGTGCTTGGCCAAGTTCATGCCGAATACGAACAGCCATGTTCCTAACTTGACCGTTTCCGTTCCGTAACCGGCCGGACGGGTCAAGCATAAACGCACTTCTTCGGGCTGGTGCAAAATGCGCTCTCTGCAAAGTGGTGATAATATCGGGCCGCCCGACCCGCTGTCGCCAGCAGGCGGCCAGGCGGCCCGGTAGGGGGTACGTCAAGCCTGAACTCCGGTTTGGAGACCAAAGTGGACGTTCACCAATTCAGCGGTGACCTCGGAGGTCGTACCGTCCTTCAAATAGGTTGCAACGACCGTATCGGCGGCAGCCGCCTTGCCATTGCGCCCGGCACCTGCCATCTGCACGGCATCACCTGCGCTTCCTGCGGCAACACCGGTCTGCCCCTCCACCAGACACGGACCCGCTTCCACTACGTAGAACAGATCGTACTGGGCGATGGTGGTTTCCAATCCGCCTTGCGACGTGTCTTCCGTGCCGTAGTAATAGGCGTCGTCCATCGGCTTACAGGGTTCGCCGCCGGTGCCCGCTACGCCATCAACACGGCGTCCCCAATCGCCAGGCGTGGTGGCCGCATTGCTCAACCGGAACGACAGCCACTTTCTGGCTACAGCCAAATCACCGCCGCTGTCATTCTTTACCACCCGCAAGATGACCGGAATACCGGTGTTGTGGATGGTATCTTTCACCTGGTACAACTTCCCTTCCAGATTGGACGCCGGCCCACTATCGCTGAGGGTCACCAGACTGTTGGCTCCCCTTTTCGCGTCCGAATACGTGCTGCCACGCGGGAAAGGAAGCGCCTTTTCGATAATCGCACTCATATTAGCCCTCCTTTCTAGCTAATGCTGCGCAGGCAAGGGAAGAACGCCGGCGTCTCGAATCGCATGTTGCAGTACGTCCGCAACACGATCATGTCCGTCAGCGTCGTTATGTCCTCGTCAGTCTTCTTGCCAACCACCTGCCCGAGCATGTTGCGGAATTCGATGTGGTCCTTCGACAGACCGTAGGCAACATTCGGGGTGCAGTAGTGATCCGCAATCAACTCACTGCCGTTGTGACTGAGACCTCGGAACCCGAGCTTTAATAGCTCCGGAATCTGAGAGATTTCGATTCGCTCCTTGTCGTGCAAGGACAGCCGGCATAGCCGCAGCATTTCGGGCGTCATAACCCACACGTCCGGAACGATCCCGTGCAGCGATTCGACGTGCGTTTCCGCCCAATCCATTGCTTCACGCCACGTATACTGCCAGGTCTTCGTGGTGGCAGACCATCCCGAATTGGTGTAATCGGCCACGATGGGCGAATTGAAGAAATACTCCAAGGAGCCAGTCCCGTTGGGCCATGTGCCGTCAAACTTGCCGGCCCCGTAATAATTCAGGACCATGCTCAGGCCGGCATACGTTCCGGCTGGTACTCCCGCGACCCCAGATGCCGCGCTGATGTCGGAGTACATCGTCTCCAACCCATCCATGTGGTCTTCCTCGGTCGAATCGCCATCCTTGAATATCTCGGAGCAGAGATGCTTGTTGAAATCGCGCGATAGCGCATCGAGCGCCGCCTTGACAAGATTGAACAAGGCCAGCTTGTTGTCTTGCTGAACGAGTTGTTCAAATTCGCTAATCGATTCGCCCTCGCGCCAATGGTGCCACTTCACGCTGGCTTCGCGCCATCGGTTACGTCTCGGCGGTGAATAGCTGTCCATGTCGTCGGCGTATTCAGGAGTCGCTTCTTTGTACTCCACACGCCAATTGACAGAGGGGCCGCCCTGGTTATAGGTGATTGCACCCCAGGAATCGAGAAGCCCCATTACCCGCTTGTGGCGGTCGCCGGGTTTGGTCAGCTTCTTGATCTCCTTGTCGATCGTACTGACACTTACCCGTGCACTAGATGAGACAGGCATATGACTCTCCACAAAGTGAACTTATCCGATTTGCCAAGCGAAGGGTTTATGGGCACGCTGGCATGGTGCGTTGTGGAGAAGGGCCGCGAGAAGGGTGTGGGCGTAATGCGGGAACTAGGGCGGGGTCTTCCCCGAAGGAAGAGTTGGCCGCCCCGCGTTCCCGCGCACCAGCCGCCCCCTTCTCCTTTAGCGACTGGTGTGTATCCAATCAGAGCATGCCGCTATCACGCATACATGCCTGTAGGAAATCAAAGTCCTCGTCTCCAGCCGAATCCGGTGCCGGCGACACTGCCGGTCTGTGCCGAGCCGCCGGACTCGCCTTGCGCGTCGGCTGCCGTTGCGCTTCCAATCGGGCGGCACGCTGTTCGGCCAGGACGCGGAATACTCCGAGATTGCTCATATGTGGTTCGGCCGCCTTCAGTCTACGGGCAGCCTGAATGAACTCCAAGCCTTCCTTGGTAAGCTGTCCTTGCGCTCCCGGCGGCGGCGGTTGTTTGTCCACGTACAGCCATTCTGCGTTTTCCTGCTCGAATTGGTTCAGCGCTGCAATCTCCTGTTGCTGGGCCGCCTGCGATTGAAGCCATTGTTGCGTCTGTTCGGCGATTGTTTGTTCTCGCTGCTTCAGTAGCGGACCCAAGACCTGCTCCGGATCGGTTGCCAACAAGTATGCCGTCTTGGCAACCTTCGTGGATAGCTCTTGTGCCATCCGCATTTGGTCGCTCGGAACCTCGGACTTGTCCGACCGGATTTGGCTTTGCAGCAGTTGAAACTCTTCCCAGGTAGGCGCCTTGGTGCCCTCCGAAGTGCTCGCCTGCTGAGGCTGCTGCTTGCTTTGCAGGTACTCCATGACTTCCTGCATCCGTTCCGGAGGAATCAACTTCCCCCGCTGGGCGTCCTCATCACGCTGGCGTATTGCCGTGCGCAATTCCCGAACGGATCGCAAGAATTCCGCGTCATTTGTGAATCGTGTACTCGCGTTGTCGCCGTAAACCTCGTCGTACCATTTCGTCAACCGAAGTGGATCATCGTCATCGGCGGTCGATTGTTCTACACCGTCGTCCATGTCCGGAGTGTCCGCAACGGCATCATGCGTCGGCTCTTGATCCGGCTCGTCCGTCACCTGATCTCCTTGGACATTCGGCTGATCCTGGTCATCCACAGCATCGCTGGGCGGCTCGCTGGGCATAATAGCGTCCCCAAGTTGAAAGCGGAGAAGGGCTTTCAATCTACGCAACACGACCTTGAGAAGGGGCGTCAATGACGGCAAGTTGGAGAAGGAGGGATGCCATCACTGTGACAAATTATAGCGATATGAGTTCCACCTGGACAAGCACGTCTATGCCAATTTCCACTTCTTTTGGAGGGTTTTCCGATTTTTTTCCCAGTACGGACGGTCAATTCCGGTGGTTTGGCTACGCTTATGGCGTATTGGTAGGGGTACCTCCCGGAGGGTTCCGCCCGATTCAACCACGCGGATTCCTAGATCGACATCTTCGCAGAGTTGCGGGACAAAAACGGGGTCGAACAGCCAGGGCCAGCGTCGTAAGAGGCCATATCGCCCCGCCACACACCAACCTTCCAGGTAGCGGTATTTGCCCACAGGAGAATCGTAGCCGAATCCATCCGGCCCGCAATACTTCAGTGCTGGACCGGCCAGCGCATTCTCTGTCAAAGCCTCCATCAATGGCTCGATCCACGGTCCGCAGAACTCCAAGTCATCATTCAGCACCACAACCGCGTCATCATCATGGGCCAGCATCACCCTCCAAGCGGCATTGCACGCGCGCACAAACCCCACCCGTTCGTGGTATCGGAGCAATAGACACTCATTGCCATATTCGGCCAAATACGCAGCCCACGTCAGCGATTCCCTGGCGCCCGCTTCGTCGTCCGTATTGCAGACCACGTAAAGCCGACACGTCGGTGTATGGCAGACAAAGGATTCGCAGAATATCTGTAGAAGCCGAGCGTGACCGCAGGTCGGAATGATGATGTGATTCATAGATTCAGAGAAAGTTCTTGTGCGGTTTTGGTTCACACAAACACTGGATTTCCCTGTTGATACCGTCGCAGCGACAGAACGGCACACATTCTCGCATGTCAATCGAGTTCACGACCTGCCGCTTGCGTTCCCCCTCCCAGATGGCCTTGAATGATTCCGTCCGGAGATTCCCCAGGTAATACTTCTCCACGCCGCGGAAGTAGCAGCAGACAGACAGGTTGCCGTCCGCCTGAATGGTTCCCACGAATGACGCGCCGTGACACTTCTTGTACGGCCGGCGCGGCTCGCCGAATCGGCGGTACTTGTGTTCCGACGCCAGCACTTGAAAGCCTTGTCTGGCGTATTGCTTGCAGACCGGAAACACGTCTGCAATCGGGGTCTGATCCCAATTGAACGGCCGGAATTGAATGTAGTCCGGCCGTTCTTTGTCGGAGAACTCTTCGTCGAACAATCGCACGCACCGCAACATGCCAGCTTTGGTGTCCTGTCCCACAAGATAGCCCACCCCCACGGTGCATTGCTTGTCGCAATCGTGTGCTACCGCCACCAGCTTCCCGATGTTCCAGAGCACGCGATTCCATCCCCGTTCGTCGCAGCCGTGAGTTTGCCTGTATGTCGCTGCATCGTAGGCATCCACACTTACCCGAATCCATTCGCAGGCCATCACCAGTCGCAGGCTGGCAACCGTGTGCAATAGACTGCCGTTGGTAATCAGCCCAACAGACAACCCACGCTCGTGTGCATACTTAATCGCTTCCAGAGTATCGGGATTGCATAAGGGCTCGCCGCCGCCGGTGAAAATCAGGCCCCTCACGCCGTATTCGGCCATCTGCCCGATCCAGTCCTGTGCTTCGACCAGCGACAGTTCGCCCCCAGCGCTCTTTCCGCCGCTGCACTGCGGGCAATGATGATTGCAGATGTTCGTCATGTCGAACTCCATCGTCACCGGGGGGGCGATTTCGCCGCGCAAATACGCATCTACCCGGTCACGGTGGTGTGTCAACAACTTCGAGGACGAGAAGATTTCAGCCATCGCACCATTCCCACGGTCTTGAAATAGACGCATCATTTATGCCGTCGCAATCGTGCCCCATTCCACCAGCGGAGCCAGATATTCCGGCTCGCAGTGTGTCGAATACGCCGGAATGGATGACCCGATCGTCCGCCCCCGACGCCTGAGTTCACGGAACGCCTCATAACTGTGCGGCCATGTACCTTGGCTCTGCCGCTGCCATACGTCACGGTCTGCGCGCAGCGTGTCCGCGTTTACGGCGAAGGTCGCCACCGTCGAATTCGTCCACTTCCAATGACACCACTCGCCCACAAACACCTTCGTCTCTTCCCCGCCGCCGCGCACTTCGGGATTCGGGCCGTCATTGCGATACTTGTCCGGATGATCGTATAGAGTCACGTAATCGAATCGCCGCAACCCATCCGCCAGCACCGCCGGCGCGCCGGATCGGTGAAGGAAATCGTCTTCCAGCAGATACACGTCTCCTTGCAGCTTGCAGGCATAATCAAGCGCCTTGCGAAACGCCCGCGCATTATGCCGCTCGTTGATGCGCATTATCATCCCGCGGTATCCCGTTTCTCTAATGCGCTGCACATACTCATCGGTCACACCGTCGCAGATCAGCATCCATTCCGGTCCACCGTATTCCGGAGAATACTGGCCGAATACACTCAGCGCATTCCGCAAACACCCCAGATAGCTGAACCATTCAGGCCGAGGCTTTTTGCTCTGCGTCATAGATGTGCGGTAAATGATGTGCATGTACCGTCCTTCCACTGCCGCATCGCTCTTATTCACGACAACCCCCTGTCTTTCAGCATTTTGGTAATTTGCGACTTCAGAATCCCCTCGGGCCATTCGCCACCAAAGTTCAATTCGTTCGCGCCGCCTCTCAATTGCAGCACGACCGCATCGTATATCTTGGCGGCATATTCCGGATCACGATACACGCCAAAGCTGTACAGCCGGCCCGCGTAACGCACCCTCACCTGCCATCCGTCAGGCATACCGGAATACCCAGACACACCGATGTATCCACTGGCTGCCATGTGTCACGTCCTTTCGGTTCGAATTGAATACACGTCTTGCGTCGCTGCAACGTCAGGACGCCAATTTGTTCCTCATCGTATGATCCACCGGCTTGGATCGACTTGTATCCCACGGGTCTATTCCAGCCTCTACGTGTTCCCCGTACCACGCGAGAACGTCGCCCAACCACATCAAGCCCCAGTCCTCGCCTTCCGCAGTCTTTATTCCCCGCCGTTTCAAGTCCCGGTGGATCGACGCGATGCTTTCGCCGTCCTTCTTCCGCCGGTACATCTCATCCACCAATGCACGCTCGGCAAAATCAGGTTCGTATCGCTCTACTCGCCGCTCCCCGCCCCGATTAGACTCCTGCGTCCAAGTTCGCTTGTAACCAAGGCGACGTGTGCCCTGATAGGGGAGCCCCTTGCTCTTGAAGTATCGCGCCCTCGCCTTCATTTGCTGCGCTTTCGACCCGATTTCCATCGCCAGAAAAGCCTTGTGCATGTGAAGGACGAACCGGCCAAGCTCACTTGCCATGTCCAACGGCTCGCCACCGACCATCGGAAGGCCCGTGATGTAGACGGCGACCCCACGACGGAAGAATTCCTCCAGCGTATTCAGCGCATCCCGTATGCTCCAACTGATCCGATCCAACTTCACCGCAACCACTTTGTCACCCCAGCGGCACTCGCGCAGAAGTTTCGATGCTTCCGGACGATTCTGGAACTTCGGTGCCCAGACCACACTGTCATCGTCCACCCGACAATGGACGAATTCCCCGTCGAGTCGCTTCGCAAATTCGCGTATCTCTGACTCCTGCGAAGCCGCAGAATCCTCCTCTTTGTCACTGAATAGCCGCACAAGCCCGAAAATGCGCGGGGTGGTTTTCGCCCTGCCGTTTCCTGTAGAATGTGCCATCAGCCGTCACACACCCTTTATCCTACTGGAGAATGCCATGCAGTTCCCGCACGTCGTGGCCGTGGTGGTCACCGGAAAATCAAAAGAGCACGTCGAACGATTCCTGCCCGTCTGCCTCACTTCATTGCAGGAACAGAGCTACCCCCCCGAATTGCTGACCATCCTGCTGGTCAGCGAACAGCAAAACAGTGAGTTCCTCAAACAATTCACCCGAAGCCGCGGATTCCGCGTATCCGCCGTATTCCCTCAAATGGAGGCGCCCACGCTCGGGGATCTGCGTAATACCGCGTTGGAATGGTGCAAGGCAACACACCCGGATGCCTACGTGATTCAGTGCGATGATGATGACTATCATGGCGTGGATCGAATCCGATTACAGATCGAAGCCGCACTGACCAAGCCGGGCAGCCCGTCACTGCTCAAACGCCAACTCTGCTACTCCTGGGATACCGATGTGGCCTTCATCCGGGAATTGAAACTCTACAAAGGACCTGAAGACGACGGCCGACCTACCCCGCTTCACGGAACGATCTGCCATCCACCCACCAACTTGCGGTACCCATCCCTGCCGAAAGGTGAGGACACGCCATTCTTCCTCGGCTGGAAGCATTTCGTCGAAATCGACAACCCGCCCGAACTCTACGTCCGATTTGCCCATGACGCCTCCACGTCGCCGCACGATCATGTCATGCAGGATGCCGCCCAATGGCGACCAGGAACATGGGCTATCCCCACCAGGCTGATTCCCTTCCTGAAAGACGTGCTCGCCAAGTACCCGGTCTACTGCCCTGACGAGCCGGCCGCCGAGACTCCGGAAAAGGGATTCGATGCGTGGTAAAACAACCCTCATCGCTGCTCTACCAGGTCCCAGATGCTGACCTCGAATAGCTTCGCTATCTTCACCAGCGACCGCAAACGTGGATAACTTTCGCCACGCTCCCACCTGCTGACCGTATTCAGCGAAACCCCCAATTGCCGGGCAGTCTTCTTCAATGACCAACCAGAACCTCTTCGCAGTAACCTGAACGTTGACGCAAAGGACCTATCCATGCCCTCCTTATACGGCAAATCTCGAAATGCGTCAAGCGGCAAACCACCGCCCCGACGCAATTAGATCGGCCGACAAACCGATTCGTCCACACCAGACTCATTCCAACAGCCCATCACCATAAACAACCACGTCCGACCAAGCACAACACCACTCCTGCGTAGCACAACGCTGAGTTTTGATGAACTCGGAGGGTAGCTACCTACAGGGCGGCGGGCGGCCATTGGGGGCCCTCCCGGGGCCCCTCGACCCCGCCACCCGGGGTACGCGACTTCACTGCCGGACCCCGCTACCCCGCACCTAAAATGGCACCGCGTTGCCATTTTGAAAGCCCTTCCGACCGCACTTAAGTCCTGCCACCCCACTGACTTGCGGCAATCACGCTTCTGCC